TAACAACACCTTATGCAGAAGGTGGTCTTGGTGTTCATGACACTAGTCCAACTTACTATGCTTACTATAGTATAGTTAGAGATTGGAGAGACAACTTAGAGTGTGGATTTTAAGATGATTGAAGTAGGAAAAGAATATCATATCTACCCGAAGTTTAAAAAGTCTTACACTGAACGTGAAGTGTTTAAGAACAATGACAACGAAGATAGAGTAGTCATTGAAGCACTATGGAGAAGTGGTGCATATATCGTTAAGATTACTAACGAGGAAGAGAAGGAACAACTAGAAGCATATCTTTCAGAAGATGCAACTGGTGATATGGAACCTTGTGAGTTCGAAGAGAATGAATTTTTAGAATCATTTGACGAGTGTGGACGTGANTATTATATCCACCTTGCAGAAGGTAGTGAAGCNGACGAAGACGAAATGCAAGAACTACTTGAAGAAGAAGGACATGACTGGTTATTTGAAAACAACTATGACTCATGGGATTGTGAACACTTCTTTGGACTGCCTTTAATTGCAGACGAAGTCGACCCCGATAACAGATACAACACAAGGTTTTAATATGATATCAAGAAAAGAATTTACAGACCAAGTAGAGAAACTTCTACTTAGGAAAGGAACAGATGTAATGGGTGCAATAGTTAGAGTTTGTGAAAACAACAAACTAGAACCCGAGTCTGCAAAGAGGTTAATATCTCAACCTCTAAAAGAGAAACTAGAAGCAGAAGCAACTGGTCTCAATATGGTAAATAGAGGTACATCAACAAAAGGAACTATTAACAGGTTCTTTGAAAAATAGGTAAAATTATGAAAAAAGGTGATATAGTATCAGTGGTAGCAATGAGTGGAGAATATGTCGGAGAGTTTGTCTCTAACGACAATGGACTTACTATTGCAAACCCTAAGATGATTGTAAACTCTCCAAATGGTGGAATGGGTTTCTCTAAGGGTGTTGCTGTGACAGGAGAAGAGAATCCTCCATCAATGACATTCTCAACATATGTATTTGTAGTCCCATCAAGTGAGAAGATTGCAGAAGCACATACAAGTGCAGTTAAAGGTGAACCTTTAATTCAAGCACCAGCAGAAAAGAAAATCATTACTTAATGACAAGTCGTGAGGGATATGATGCATACACTCTTTATCTTGGGATAAAATTACATTTTTATTCTAAGGGTTATGACTTTGTAAAGTATAACGGAAAGGTAAAGAGTGACATCAACTCATTCCTCAAACGAAAAGACAAATACCATTTTGGTAAACTCTTTAAAACACATAAACAAGAACTACAAGATTTCTACATAGCAAACCTATCTTTAAAAGATAGTTGGGCAGGAGATTTGTTGGATGAAGAGTGTAATAAGATTTACAAGGAATGGAAGAAACGAAATCAGAAACTAGGATATATGTTTGAGACTGAAGTGTCTGATGTACTTTTAAAGAAATCAATCAACCAAGTGTTAGAAGTTAAGAAGGGACAGCACCCTATCCTACTCAAAAAGTTTTTGGGAAAAGAAATATCATTAGAAACAATGTGTATCATGGATGAGATAATAGGGTTCACTAAAGATTGGGAGAGACTCATATCAGAACATGTAGTGTATCCCGAAGTGCATATTAAGATTAATAAGTATAAGTCATTCCTCTCTTATGACCAAACAAAATACAAAAACAAATTATTAGAAATATGTCAGAAGTGACTATTCTTGGGAATGGCCCAAGCAGAAATGATATAGATGTCTCTACTATCACACATGAGGTATGGGGTTGTAATGCAATCTATCGTGACACTAAAGAATGTGATATCGTCTTTGCAGTTGACATGCCAGTACAAAAAGAAATAGTTGAATCTGAATACTATAGAACTAACATGGTTGCATTTGCAGATATAGACCCACTACCAATTGAAATGATTGATATGTTTCTTCCCACATTTAATAATGTAGATGTAAGTGTTAAAGAAGACGACACTCATTTCATTATACAGGGAGATGATGAGTCTACACAATTCTTAGGATTGATTAGACCCGAAACAATACTAACATACAATGACCCATTGTTAAAAAATTTATTTACAGGAATGTCTGCTTTAGGGTTTGCAATGCAGAACGGATATGATAAAATTAATCTTATCGGTTTTGATGCACTTGAATCAGATAGTTTTGAAAACATTTATGCAGGTAGTTCTAACTATATGCATAAATACAATACCGACTCTAATGTGTTAAATGCACAAAGGAGTCAGTTCATAGCACTTTTAAAGTATTATGAGAACTGTTCAGTATACTGGAAAAACCCTCTAGACATAGAGGATAAAATCTTGTATAATGAACTCTATTACTATGAAAATAGTGAAAGGTGGATTTTAGGTCAAGGTCTAGAATCCGAAATATAAAATGCGATATAATTGTACGATAAAATAGGAGAATACAATGTCAAGTAGTTTAGATAAACTAAGAGCTGCAATGGAAACAGCTTCACCAGCAGATGGTGCAAAAAAATCCTACACAGATGAAACAATGTGGAAACCCGAACTGGATAAAACTGGTAATGGTTATGCAGTGGTTCGTTTTTTACCTACTCCCGATGGAGAAGAGATGCCTTGGGTATCATACTTCGACCATGGATTCCAAGGGCCAGGTGGTTGGTATATTGAGAAGTCTTTAACGACTCTTAATAAACAAGACCCAGTGTCTGAATACAACACCCAGTTGTGGAATACAGGAATTGAGGCAAACAAAGAGATTGCACGTAAACAGAAAAGACGTTTACATTATGTGTCAAATGTCTATGTTGTTTCAGACCCTAAAAATCCCGACAACGAAGGTAAAGTATTTAAATATAGATACGGTAAAAAAATCTTTGAAGCACTCAAGGAAGCAATCTCACCTGCATTTGAAGATGAGAAAGCAATTAATCCTTTTGACTTAAGAGATGAAGGTGCAAACTTTAAAATTAAAATCAGAAAAGTTGATGGTTATTGGAACTACGACAAATCTGAATTTGATACAGTTGCACCATTATTTGATGATGAAGCAAAACTAAATTCAATATTTAGTCAAGTGCATTCATTGTCAGATGTTATTGCACCAAGTGAGTTTAAAACTTACGAGGAACTAAAAGAGAAACTTGAAAGAGTTCTCGGTAGTGCATCTACATCTACAGCAGAATCAGTATCACAAGATATGGAAGAAGTGCCATGGTCTAACGTGAACACTGAATCAGTTGCAGACGAACCAGTAGTCCCTACTGCAGAAACTTCAACCCCAAAGGAAGAAGATGATGCAATGGATTACTTTAAAAATCTAGCTAACGAAAATAGTTAATTAGATTGGGGTGTACCAATTCTTGATTATGAAAATAAGTGATAAAGTTGGTACATTCACTGAGACCGTGGAAAATAGAAGGGGGTACTCAGTAAGGGCAAGGTTGACGGCAAATAGAAGCGGGTCAATCGGTTAAGAACGGGAATGCTGTAAGGCGTGGGGTGACTTAACACTTTTTTTAAATAACAAATATAATATTATGCCAAGTGTAAAACCAAGACTAAATCCAAAGAATCGAAACTTAGAGGGGTTCGACCAACTACTTCGTAGATTCAAAAAAGAATGTGATAATGCAGGAATCGTCCAAGAGGTGAGAGATAGAAAATATCATGAGAAACCTAACGATACTAAAAATCAAAAGAACCAACAGTTAAAGAGAAGAAAGGAATTAGATGCAATCAAAAGAAATGCACCGACAAGACAAAGAAGAAGATAATGAAACAATGGCACGGAGGAAAAGGTTCCAAGAGAAGGAACTCAGACGATAAGACCTATGCAGATAATTGGGAGATAATCTTTGGCAAAAAGAAACCCGATGTTAAAGTAAGAAAAGAGACACCAAGTCATGGTGCATCAAAAGTCCATTCGGACAAAACAAAATACGATAGAAAAAAGATTACTAAGTTTGATATCCTAGAAGGGCCAAGTATTTAACCACCAGCACCTCTTGCTGCAGAAGGTTCACTATTTCTTGGATTGCCTGAAGGTGGTATAAATGTAGTACTTGATGATACAGTATCCCCACCCTTAATAACAGTGTTCATGTTTCCACCACTTTGTCTTGTGGCTTCATTTAACTCTACAGTACTATCTTCAATCTCTCCACCAGTATTAGGAGTCCTCATGGCATAGTCCATAGAAGACATGTATGACATAGAATCCTTATCCCATACTAGACCCTCCATACTTGCTTCCATTCGTTTAATAATATCGTTATTATATTGTTCACCTCTCATTTCAGATTCTATTGCTGAACGAGAATCATTTGTTAGGTTGTCAGTATCTAAAAGGTCTTGTAGCATTGTTTTTGTAAAACTACCAGTTAAAAGTGCATCCTTATCAATGGTGCCATCTTCGGGGTTATACCCAATACCTTTACCATCCGTTCCATCACCTTCCATGTATTTTAGTCGTTCTTGTTTAGACATCGGTTTGGATTCTTCACCTTTTGGTGCTAGGTCTTCATCACCTCCTCCAAATCCAAAGAATTTTAGAATCCTTCTTCCTAATCTTCCACCAAGGTCTTTTACTTTATCAATGGCTTTCTGAAAAGACTCCATAATCTTGTCACCCATATTACTAGCAAAGTCAGCTATCTTTGTGGCTATCTCCTTTACTTTAGTTGTAAAACCATTCCATTTTTCTTTTAAAAAATCCCAAGCAAGATATATTCCAAGTCCAAGAAGTGCAACTCCAGCTGCAATTATAAGGAACGGGGCTCCTAAACCTGCTATTGCAGTCACAAGTGAAACAACCATTGTTCTAAGTGCCATCAAAACACCCTTTAATATGGTTGATAGAATTTTAGTCAACCCTGTTACAATTGGAATCAAGACACTGTTTACCATGGTACCAACAGCTCTTATAAACAACTTGAATGGTGCAAGAATTACACTTTTCATTAAAGTGCCAAGTTTTTGGAACATGTTTTTAAGCACGACACTTAACATTTCAGCATCACCCGATAATAACGTGGAAAAGACAAGTTTAACACTTGTAAAGAATGCACCGAAAACTTGAACAGCTCTCAATAAATAAACACCAATAGCTTTAAACATATCACCAAATACACTTTTAAGTTTTTTCCCTATGCTTTCAGTAGTCTTTTGCATTCCTTCCTGCACTGCATCTTCAGTACCTTTGCCAAAGAAAAAATCAAGACCCTTTAAAGTTTCTGCTAAAGGAGCAGTAAATGCTAGTATACCCATAGTCACATCTTTAAATGCATTTGCATATTTTAATACATCATCAAAGACTGGTGCAATATCGACTAATCCACCAGTAAGTGTTTTAAGACCATTTGCAAACTTATTGAAAGACTCACTTTCTCCTGCTTGTTTTATAACATCTGTATACTCTTTGGTTGCAGACTCAAGATTATCTGAACTTTGACTAACAACTTCTTTATACTGGCCCTCTACTTCATTTCTTTGGCTTGATTGTTTTTTAATATTCTCATTAAGTTCTTTGTTAAGTTTTAGTCTTTTATTGTGGTTATTGGCATATTGGTCATTTAGTTTAATTTCTTCTCTAATTCGGTCTTCTTCCAACTTCATCTTTTTCAGAGTAGGGTCATTCTTAATAGCAATCTCTTGCATTTTGATATTTGCTTCATGTATTCTTTGTGCATCTTCGAGTCTTGTTTTATCAAAAGCCATTTCTGCTTTCTTCATTTTTCTACTTGCAAGAAATGAAGAGAACTCGGTCTTTTGTTCACTGATTTGTTTTGCAAGTTCTTTTTGTGCTTCTGTACCTAATGCTTTTCTATTTTCAATTAATTGTTTATTAGTTTTGTTTAGATTACTAACCAGTTTTTGAAGTTCTGTATCGACTGCCATTTATGTTTCCTATTTACCGAATGCTTTTCCTGCTTCTGATATACCGAATGCACCAAGTGTCACTACAACAAATGATGTGTAGATTGTTTCTGATACCTTTAAGTCCATGTCCCATACTAGTGCAGTGACTAAGTCAGTCATACCAAACACTACCATTAGGAAGAAAGAAATAAATCCAATGATTGCCTTTTCATTAAGGTCATTGTCATCTAAAAACAAATCCATAAACTTTCGTTTAGGTGGTTCGAGTCCACGTTTTGCTTTGATAGCATCTTCTTTCATCTCTTTGATGACATCTTCTTGTTCATCAAGTTTTTCGATAAGTGCCATATACTTATCTAAATCAATTTCGACCTCATTACTGGACTGGTCTTTATATTCCTTTTCGTCTGCCATTTTGTTATCCTCTAATATAAATTAAAAAATCACTTCATGCATTATGTACTATTTCTGTTTCTTCTGTCNTTCCTTTTCTTCCTCTAACCAATTAAGAAGGAGTTTGACATATACTTCTCTTTCCCAAGGCATCATGTTTTCGAGTTCTGTTAATGAATACTTGTGGTGTTGCATTAACTGAAAGTTCGTGTTATAATAATTAAACACGGACTCATGAGAAAGAGCTATTAAAAAAAACTCTGTAATCCCTCTAGTGTTCTCGTAGTCTCTTTACCACAAACTTCACAAGCTCCACTTGTTGTGTAAGTTAGTTTTGGTAGAGACTCAAACCAAATACTAAGTTGTTCTAGTTGTCCAAATGTCAAACTCTCAACAAACTCTAATAAATCTTTATCTGATGTCTCGTCTGCCATGTAGACATTCTCTTCATCAAATATCGAATCAATACATGCTGTTAGAATTTCTACCACGTCTGCATCTTCACCACTTCCTAAACTCTTTATGTTTTTAACAATAGGTGGTCTAAGTGTGACACCAACATTATCATTTATCATAACTTTGTTGTCTGCTGATTCACCTTTAGGTTCAATCTCATCTAGATTGATTTTAAGTGTAGCACTTCCTCCACAATCTGTATCACTACAAGATGTGTTTACTGTAGTTGTTTCACCAACTGATGCAGAACGAGTCTTGAGAAATAGATATTCTAAATCCATTACTGCAAGGTTATCTGCTAACACTTCACCAAACGTAACACTTTCTATAAGGTCTTTAATTGCATTGAAGATTTGTTTTTGGTCTTCACTCTCTTTTGCAATTGAAAGAATCTTTTGTTCTTTAACTAAGAAGGGTCTGTACTTAACTTCCCTTCCACTACTTGGCAACACACACCTATATGTGGGTGTTGTTTGGATTGGTAATCCCATAATTTACTCCATATTGTATTTAACCATTTCCACCAAAAAGGTTTGCTAACCTACCTAGTCTACTATCACTTCTTGTCAACCTATCTGCAAATTTCTGTGCAGTTTTGTTGTATCTTCCAAGTGTTCCTAGTGCATCGGCAAAACCTCTTAATGCTCTTCTTCCTTTATTTAGTGCAGACAACTTAGGTGCTGCTTTATATTCCGAAGTCCAATTCCTAAAACTTATAGTACATGAGAATTTCATAATCCCACTTTCACCTTGACTCATTTCTTGAGGTGCAAATGCAGATGGATATGCTTCATTTAATGTATATGTCAGTGCTTCTTTATCGTTATGTCTTAATTGTGCTATGTTAACTGTTCCCGAGTAGTCATCTAAGTATGCAAATATAGGATGGGTTGTAGTACCTTCTTGTAATCCTGCATTCTCATAGATAATACTATTCCATGATTCAATCAAAAATCTATCCTCAAATGACGAATCACATAAGAAGGTCAACTCTATAGTTCCACCATCTTCTAATATCTCTCCAGTCACCATATTACGTCTTACACCATATTCAGACCATGGATTGGTTGTTAATTGTCTGCCTGGCAATGAACAACTTTCTACTCGTATACCCTCTAAGGAGAAACCGAGTTTGGGACAATGAATATCAACAGAGAATCTATTGCTTCTTGCACCTTGGTCAAAGTTGAATTTGAATTTGTCTATTGATGTTCCCATTAAAATTGTTTCCTACTGTCTTTATAAACTGTTAACGTATTTGTACCCTTTCCAAATCTTGCACTTGGTAATTGTGAAACCAAACTCCAATGTACTGGTTGAACTCTTTCTAGTTGTCCGTCAATATGGGTTGTTAGGTATCTTTTTACACAAGGTTTCCCATACCTGAACCTCGATACTTTCCTGATTAAACCATACGATAATTTAAATCGTGTTTCACCATCCAATTCAGTATCACTAATTAGGGAGAAGAGTTCTTCCAATAGTATTGCCCTATACTTGGGTGCAATGTAATGTAAGTTCAACCCTATAAAACCATTGTTAGTAAAATCCATTGGAATCACTAAAGGAAATCTATCGTAATACGGTAGAACATCTTTATACAATGCATCATATACAAACATATACATGTGTCCTATGATATCATCCCTTACATTATCAGTTTCAGTTTCTTCTCTAAGTAAGTTTATGTTCTTTAACTTAGACCTACTCATCTTCTGAAGTGTTTTCTTAAACCATTCTATTCCTTCTTTAGAATTGGACTCTATGTCTGCAGGCTTAGATGATAATACGTCAGTAAAGATTCCCATACAATCTATTTATGTCTTTAGGTCAAATCGTCTTCAGTTAATATACGAAATTTATACTTTCTATCTTTGCAATATTGTTCTGCTGCTTTGAACTTTGCTTCATTGACTGCATAAGTGGTAATCTCATTTAGATACTTCTTAGTTTTTCTTTGTTGGGGTTTGGGTGGCATTGTCTGTCTTTTGGGTTTGACTTCGATTATCTCTCTCATAATCTTTCCCGTTGCACTTTTATACCTGATATAAAAATCAGGAAAGTATCTATGTACTCTTTTATCGAGTGGTGATACGTATGGAATCACATATTCTTCACTACTCCATTCTAAGATTGCTGGAGACTTATCACAATATATCATGAAGTTTCTTTCCCATGATGACCTGTAAAAGATTTTTGTAGAATCTCCTTTGTACTTTTTATAGTTCTTCGGTTTGAACCTACCCTTATGTTGCATAAATAGAAGTGTACATAATTAATTTAATACTATTTATAGAGATTCTCAATGGCATCTATCGACAAACTAATTTCAAAAATCAATAAGGCAAAGTCTGCAATTAATTCCTTCAAGGGTATTACAAGTAAATTTAGTAGCAGAAACTTTACCTCTGCATTGGACAAACTTGGAGAAAATGCAGAAAAGGCAAAACGACAATTAGAGAGTCGAAGAAAAACACTTGAAGCAAGTGTTGCAGGAAACAAAGCAAAATATAAATTAGACCATCCTGATGTCAACAGAGGATTAGAAGAGTTAAGGTATCCATTGAAAGATGACTTGGATAACTATATCGTTTTCTCAACAAGACTTAGAGCAAAACGAGAAGGAACTAATGCTCAAAATATATACGGTGATACTGGAGTAGAAATTGCATTGTATGTTCCTGATGGGTTATCATCAACATCACAAGTTTCTTTTAGTGGACAGGACTTTGGTTTTGGTTCTAGAACAATCAATGAGATAAGAGAAGCAGAAAGTTTCGGTGATGCAATTGGAGAAACAGGTGAAGCAATTAAAGCCATGGGTAATAAGGCACTAAATGCATTAGGAAATAAATTAACTGGTGGTATAGGAAACCTTAGAGATGGTAGAGCAGTCAATCCTATGCAAGAACAAACACTAGAAGGCATTTCATTTAGAAGTTTTGCATTTGAATACGAGTTCTGGCCGAAGAGTCAAGAAGAAGCAGACGAGATTAATAAAATCATGTATGCATTTAGAACTGCTATGTTGCCTGATACATTTGGTTCTAGTGATGAGAATGATGTGGAGAACTACTTTAACTATCCAAACATATTTGATGTAGAATTTGAAGGGCCGATACGAAATGTCTTAGATGGATTTTTACCTATGGTGTGTACCAAGTGTGATGTAGACCATTTCAATGGACAAAAGTTTGCAGTCTTTGAAGGTGGACAACCTATCTCTTCTAAAATGTCATTAGAGTTTGTAGAAATCAAAATACTATCTCAAGAAAATTATCAACAAATTTCTCCATTAGGGGACAAATCAATTAAAGGAATGCCAAGTATTGTTGATGATTATTCTAATGAAGCAGATGTAGTAAAACCTAAAGTTGGTGGTGGGAGAGGATAATGTCAAATAAATATTTTAGTAATTTTCCCGAAATACAATACACCTTAAACACTGGTAAGATAATTACTATAAAAGATTTCTTTAGAAAATCTATTATAGAAAGAGAATCAGTCAATAGTTATATCGAGTATGCAAAATATGAAATCTTAGATGGAGAAAGACCTGATGCAATAGCATCTAAACTCTATGGAGACTCACAATTACATTGGACATTTTTCTTAGTCAATGAATTGGAAAACTATTATGATTGGCATATGGACTCTGAAACATTTAACAATTACATAGAAGAAGTGTTTGAGGGTCAATCACTTACTGCAACAGAAATATCTGATATCATAACATCTGATTCTAAATTTCTTGTTGGAGAAAGGATAACATCTAATACAGGTACTAGTGGTAATGTATTAGAAGTTGATGGTGCTGGGAAACGACTTACTGTCAGTGGTCTATTCTCAACTGGAGATGTTGTAACAGGTTCTAGGAGTGGTAAGTCATTTACAGTTCAGTCTGTAGTAGACCATAAAGATGATGTTGCATATTATGAGAATGCAGATGGCATCAAAAGAAATTATGGTGGAAGTGGTTGGAATCAAGTTTCTCACTATGATGATGAGTGGGCAAAGAATGAATCAAGAAGAATAATAAAAATTATTAAACCCGAAAGGATTAAAAGAGTAGTATCAGAATTTGAACGTGTGATGTCATAATGAGTAATTTTCAATCAGGTGAATTTCAATTAGAATCTTTAACTATTGTAAACTCTGAAAAGGAGTCAGTAGACCTATCTACAGATTTAGCAATCAACCTTAGATTATATGAATCCATTTATAGTAAATTTGTCACGGGTGATGTGTCTGTTTTAGACGGACTCAACTTATTAAAGAACTTTAAATTTACAGGTCAAGAAAGTTTAACAATTCGTATGAGACAGAAAGAAGGAGTTGCAGACCTATCTTCAAATGAGTTTTCAATTGAGAAAACATTTAGAATTTATAAAGTTGTTAACATACAGAGACCATTGAATAATACACTAACATATCAATTAAAGTTCTGTGACCCAAGAATGTTTTCTGCAAGGACAACTAGAATAAGTCAAACTTTAAGGGGTTCTTATACTGATATGCTATATCAAGTATTACAAGACCCTAAAGGTGTTAATATCAAACCAAATGAAATTGAGTCATGGGAAGAGACAAGTCCCGACAAGATGCAATTCATTTGTCCTAATTGGTCAGTTGCAGAACTTACAGACCACATAGTATCAGAAGCATCTGTTGGTGGAGGAGAACAGTCATGGAAAAATGGTATGTTCTTCTTTCAGACAATCAACGGTGGATTTAGATTTACAAGTATAGACACAATGTTCTCAATGGAGTTCCCATTAGTATTCTCATACAAACCGAGAAATGCAAATATAGATACTAAAGATTTAGATATTAATGATTACAGTGGTCTGAATACTGAAATCATGCATGTAGAAAAACCAGCTCAGTTTGATACACTTAGAGGTGTTATGAATGGTGCATATGCATCGTCAATGAAAGTATATGACCCTATAAGAAAACTAGAATCTGATATTGTATATGATATGGATGAAACATTTAAAAGAGGACAACATGTTTCAGGATTCCCTTTGATAAGAACAAACATTGAAGAACAGACAAATACTGCAGATGTACTAAAAGATGATTTCACACCAGCAGATTCGAAAGAGTTTACAAACCATCTCTCAATGAATAAGGCATTTGAAAGTGTAGTGTATTATGACTATAGTAATGCACATGACTTTGATAATGCAAAAAACTTATCAGATAACGAAACATTTCAAGCAGATATTATCAGAGATAATGCAGTACTAGAAAGGAAAGGTTTATTAGAAACACTACAACAACACCGTATTGTTGTTACCGTACCTTTAAGAACAGATTTGACAGTTGGTCAAATTATAAGGTTAAACATACCTGAACCCGAATCTCAACAATCTAAGCAATCAACAAAAGACAACCTAAATGATAATAGATATTTAATAATAGATTTATGTATCAATGCAGACCCTATTCATAATAGAGGTGTTTGTTATTTAGAATGTGTTAAAGAAAGTTATGCAATGGATATAGAAAGTGCAGAAGTGACAGAAACAATTCCTAGGAGTATATAATGAAAACCTTTTATGGTATAGTTGAAGATAGACAAGACCCTCTTAAGATTGGTAGAGTCAGAGTTCGTTGTCATGGTATCCATACTGCAAACAAACAACTTATTGCTACACCCGACCTTCCATGGGCTCAAGTGTTACTACCGACTACCTCTGCAGGGTTATCGGGTTTTGGGACACAACACGGACTTGTGGAAGGTTCTACAGTATTTGGTTTCTTTAGAGATGGAGATACGTGTCAACAACCAGTTATTATAGGGACAGCTGCAGGTATTCCACAAGCAGGTTATAAGGAAGGGGTCGATAAGAAACTTATAGAACGAAAAGTTAAGACAGGTTTTAATGACCCAAGAGAATTAACCGTTGCAGGTTATGAAGGAACACCTGATGGGCCGAATCCAAAACAAGATGCAAGAAGAGGGTTTGGGTTAACCACTGCACTAGACACTGCACCAACTAAACCCGAAACACTTGAAATCAATTATGATGGCACAGGTTCTAAAACTACAAATCCAACAGTCACTGAACTTCCAAAGTATCCATTATACATAGAAGATTCAGACCTATCCAAGTTTGCAAGAGGTGAGGGTGATTACACTTCAAGAGACACTAGTAGTGCAAATGGTATTCCATCAAAAGCAAAACCAGTTTATCCTTACAACAAAGTTTTAGAATCTGAATCAGGTCATGTATTAGAGATTGATGATACACTAGGTGTAGAAAGAATAGCAGTGGAACACCGTTCAGGAACCTTCCATGAAATTCATCCTGATGGAAGTCAGGTGACTAGAGTTGTAAATGACAATTACACTGTAGTGTGTAAAGATGACGAAGTGTATGTTGGTGGGAAAGTAAACATTACAATTGGTGGAGATGCTAAGATTACAGTCGGTGGTAAAACTGATATTGAATCTACAGGAAATCTATCAGTCGTTGCACCACAAATAAGTTTAGATGGTACAGTTATTAAGTTGAACTCATAATGGCAACAACCCTACCTACAATACCCAGTACATTTCCATGTCCCGATGGTACAGTTATTAATCTACCAACTAAGGCAGACTTAACAAATAGTATTGCAAAGATTGGAGACATACCCAGTCAACTAAAAGTATATCTTGTCACTCATGCAGATGAGATAAGTGCAGATGCAAAAGAAGATATAGAAAAAGTTATCAAAGATGTAGAAGACTTTATGGATAAACTTGCAGATATTTCTTCTCCTTATTGGGAGAAAGGAACAGTTCGTAATTGGGGTAAAGAAGCAAGAGAAGCTGTAGAAGAAATGCTACAGGAGTTTCACATCTATGTTCCAGTGAAGATTATGGAACTAATAGGAAATATAATTCCAGTATCTTTTGAGGTTAATATTTTAGGAATAGAAATAGACGTACTTAAAATCTTAACTAAAAAAGAACAGAAAGATATCAAAGACCAAATTGCAGAAGACATTGATAAGTTCTATGCATTGATTCCTGATGAGTATAAATGTTTTGATGGAGACTTTGGTATAGAGTGTGATGAGTGGAAAGCAAAAGTTACATGGAAGTATCTAAAAAGTGAAATCATGGATTGGGTGTCTAACTCTTTATTCAAGTTAGGAGAGAAACTCATAAAGAAATTCAAAGAGATATGGGATGCATTAGGTCTTCCAAGTATACCCGACATATTTGAGTTTGATTTAGGTGCAAAGATACAAGAATGGAAGACTCAAGCAGAAGCAAAGTATGGTAAAGGGTCTAAAGAATATAGAGAGTATATCAAAAAGAAACTTGAAAGTCTATCTATAGCAGGGTTTAGTCTCTCTGATATTACAGGTGGAGACATTGAGTTAAGTGTTCAATCTTTAGATGATAAGATTAACGAAATGATTTCAGACTTTAGAGATTTTAAAATCAACTGGAAGAAGAAACTGCTCTTAGAGTGGGTAGAAATTGTAGAAAAGTTCTTTAAAGCAATAGGACTTGGTAAAATATTTGATTTTATCAACTTAACATTTTGTGATTTGTTAAAACTTATAGGTTTTCCTCAATCAATCGACATAACAGTTCCTAAGAGTGTATAAATAGTATTATGGCAATAGACGTAGTAAACAATGCAAAGGTAGTTGCAACCAAAAACAATTATAGAGACTTGGATTTACTCTTTAAAGCACATCCAATAACTGGAGATGTTACAACTAGAAGTGATATCGAAGCAGTTAAGAGAGCAGTTAAGAATATCATATTAACAAACAACTATGAAAGACCATTCAAGCCAGGGTTTGGTGGTTCTATAAGAGATTTACTATTTGAATTGAATACTGCAAGAAAGATAAGAAAGGTTGAAAAAAGAATAGTAGATATGTTAGAAACATTTGAACCTAGAATTTCCAACATACAAGTAAGAGTCGGAGATACCGATACAAATGCAGTTAACATGCAAGTCTTTTACACTATTAAAAATACAGAAAGAAAACAAGAAGTAGATTTCAAAATAACAAGGGCAAGATAATGGCAATTAAGAGTTCACAAATAAACATTACCGATTTAGATTTCGAAAACATAGCAGATAATCTTAAATCCTATCTACAAGGACAAGACCATTTAAAGGATTATGACTTTGAAGGTTCAACCATGTCAGTGTTAATAGACCTTCTTGCATACTCATCACACATTGGTGCAATCAACACAAACATTGCAGGGTCAGAGTTGTTTTTAGACTCTGCACAAATGAGAAAGAATGTAGTATCTCGTGCAAAAGATTTAGGATTTGTTCCTGCATCTGAAAAGGCATCTAGTGCTACTATTGATGTTTCACTAAAAAATGTTAGAAATGCAGATGGAACTTACCCGACAGTTAGTGAAATGGCAATGACAAGGGGAACTAGACTCTCAACAGTATTTGATGGATTGACATATGAGTTCGTAGTTCCTAATACAGTAAATCCAACACAAAATGGAACAACATATACCTACTCTAGTGTTCCTATTATACAAGGAACATATGCAACAGACCAATTTGTGTTTGATGGACAAATACCAAATCCAAAATTTGTATTATCAAATGAAAGAGTGGACAGAACACAACTCAATGTTTCTGTAAACTCTGCTGGAACAACAGACACTTATACACTTTCAACAGATGTGTCTAATATCACCACAACTTCTAAAGCATATTATGTACAGGAAAATGAAGAAGGATTTGTTGAAATCTATTTTGGAGATGGTGTGTTAGGTAAACAGTTGCTTGACGGTGATGTTATTACTGTTACTTATATCATAGTTGATGATATCCATTGTGATGGTTCAAAAGACTTTGTATTAGAAAGTTCTATTAATGGATACACCGACTCTACTATCACGACTACTGCAGTTTCAAATGGTGGTGCAGAGAAAGAAAGTATAGAGTCCATCAAATTTAAAGCAACAAAGTTTTACACTTCACAAAACAGACTGGTAACACTGAATGACTACAAAGCAAAGGTCAGTGAGTATTACCCGAACGCAGATGCAGTTGCAGTGTGGGGTGGTGAAGATAATACTCCACCCGAATATGGTAAAGTATTTCTTGCAATTAAACCGTTAAACTCTGATTACTTATCAGAGACAGAGAAGACTGCAATCAAAGGTAAATTAAATTCTCTCAATATGCTAACAGTGAGACCCGAGATTATAGATGCAGAAATTGTTAAGGTTCTTATCTCAACAACATTCAAATACAATGCAAGAGCAACAACTCTTTCAGAAGGAGAGTTAGAAACCTTAGTAGAGTTAACAATTAATAATTTTGATAGAGACAACTTAACTAACTTTGATTCTATATTCAGACATTCAAATCTAATCAAAGCAATTGATGATGCAGAAGGTTCTATCCTTTCTAACACAACAAACATAAGATTGAAAAAGAGTTTAGCAACAAAGGTATCACAACTAATAGGATACTCATTAACAACTGGTAATGGATTATATAATCCAACTACTGGATACAACAAAGTAAATGGAGGGATAACTTCATCAACTGGATTCTATGTCCAAGGTGATGCAACCAACATTCAGTACTTTGATGATGATGGGTCAGGAAACTTGAGAAGATTCTACCTATCAGGTGCAACAAGAATTTATACGGATAATTTTGCTGGTATAGTAAATTATTCAACAGGAGTTATATCAATCAATGCCATCAACATAACCTCAACAGTTAATGTAGATAGTACGATTGATTTCACCTTAATACCGAGCAGTAATGATGTTGTTGCGACAAGAGGAATCTTAATTGATATCTCTAGTTCTGATATCTCGGTTAAGGCAGAAGTAGACACCATCGCAAGTGGTGAAAGTAGTGCAGGTGTTGGATATTCTTCAACATCTACATCAACATATTAATTTATGTATAACGTGGTCTAAGACTGTAGGTTCAGTGCTTAGAGTAGCATTCCATTAACTTGGTTTTTATAGGAGTAAACTAAAATGGCAGATAAAAAAATAAGTGCATTAACACAGGTAAATGATTCAGATATCGGTGCAGATGACCTTCTACATATTGTAGACAACCCAGGCGGAACACCCGTCAACAAGAAAATGACTATCGGTCAAATGTTTGAAAACATCCCAACTCACTTAGCAGTTGACGATATCACAACATTGACTGCAACTGCAAGTAACCTTGCAAGTTCTTTTGCAACTGCAATCGACCTTTCAAGTGCATCAGCAGATGTCGCTTTCACATTAGACAACGGAACAGACGTTGGTCAGTTAAAAGTAATTTATGCTTCAACTGAACCTGCATCATCATTCGTTGCAAACATAACTGTAACTTCATGGGGTACAAGTGCGACTGGTTCAAACCAAATCGTTCTTTCAACTCTTGGTGAAGCAGTTATTTGTTTTTGGTCAGGAACTGCATGGTTTGTAATTGCAGATTCAGGATTAACAGCATCAAGACCTGCAATAACATAAGGATAATAACTAGTGTCTAAGAATCATACTTTAAAGGAAAGACTTTCATACAGACTTCCTTCATTACTTCCCGAGTACTTGAAGTCAGAAGCACCTGCGTTTGAATCATTTCTTAAATCGTATTTTGAGTTCTTAGAAGCAGAAGTATTAACCTTAACAACACAGGGCGATTTAGATGGTATCGCAAACGAAGACGGTACAGGTTCTATTTTTTTAGAATCTGCCACCGTCTCACCATCCCCCGATAAAGACACCTCAAAAATTCTTTTTGAACAGACTGCAACAAATGTAAATGCAAATGCAGACCCCTTTAGTATTGGGGAGTATGTTGTTGGTTCAAAAAGTAAATCAGTTGCAAAGATAGAAGTCATTAATAATAATGTACTTTATCTAAAATCAGTTTCAGGAAATGGTTTCTCAAAAGGAGAAACGGTCACTGGAAGAGATTCTAATCAAACAGGAACAGTTGGTTCTTATAAAGAGAACTCTATACTTGCAAACAACAGATTATTAGACTATTCAGATATTGATGAAACGACAGAAGAGTTTTTACAGTATTTCCAAAAAGACTTTATGCCATCGATTGACCTTGCAACTTTGCAGAACAGTCGTTTAACAATTAAAAACATAACAGACCTTTATAAGAAGAAAGGTACTGGAGAGTCATTACAATTCTTAATGAGACTCTTGTATGCACAAGACGCTGAGATAAGATACCCAATCAATGAGACGATTCATGTAAGTGAGTCAGGTTATTCTCAGCAAAGAAGAATGAGATTGACAATGACTTCAGGTATTCCTGAAGCAAACGATAAGATAACACAATATGCAATTGATGGTAAAACCATTACTGCACAAGCAATTATTGAAAATGTGTATACTGATAATTCAGAAACAGGATTATACTCATTAGAAATAATGAACAATCATGTAGGAGAATTTACTAAAGGTTCTAGTGTCACTATTCTAGACAGAGATGGAATAACAGCACTTACTGCAACAGTCAATGGTATCATATCTGATATTACAGTTGGGTCTTCTACTTATGTTGCACATAATGATGATGGAGATATTCTATTAGAAGATGGATATGGATTATTATATGAAACAAAACTAAAACCTTTTGGTTCATTATATACACTAAACGATAAGATAAACATTGTTGGTGGTAAAGCAGATACAGATACTACAGAATGTCTATCAGTTGTTAATGGTTTACATGAGGGTGGAATTACAGAAATCCTGATTGAAACTTCAGGTGATGATTATTCTGCAGGAGATTTAATAATCTTTGAAGGTGGACAAGGTTTTGGTGGAGAGGCAATCATAGGTTCAATCAATGATACTATTCTACTTGAACAAGGAACTAAAGACCAAAACAAACCAGCAGTCACCGAATGGGAATTTACTGCAACTTCAGGCCAAACAGTATTTGGAGGGCCAGGTTCAGTTGACGATAAAGGAGACTTAGTATTCTTCAACGACAGTGCAATACAAGTGTTTGTAGATGGTTTAGAGATGACTAGAACTACAGAGTTCACATCTAAAAATGACAGAGTGACTTTAGTGTCTGGCCTAAATGCAGGTCAAGTACTAAACATATACACCGAGTTTAATAACATAGTGTATGAAGATGGTAGTATTATCAATCATGAAACTGCAACAGGTGAAATTAAGAGTATTAAAATTACTTCAGGTGGTCAATACACTTCAATACCTAAAGTATTTCCAGGCGGATACATTTACTTCAATGACTTATCAGGATTCTTAGTTGGAGAGAGTGTGACTGGTGGAACTTCAGGTGCTACTGGTATTATTTCTAGTATTGATACAAAAAATAGAAGACTAGTAGTTAAAAGACTACCAACAGATACTGGTGCATTCCAAAACTTAGAATTGATTACAGGTGGAAGCTCAGAGACAGAGAGAAACAACACACAAGTAAATATAACAAGTGGTTCGGGTGCATTGATGTATGCATTCTCAGATACTATTGGTGGAGTCTCTTCTATCAATATACAAGACCAAGGTAATATGTTTGATGCAGATGGAGTTGTATCAACAACATCACATCATCCAATGGTTATTAGTACACCTAGTGCAACACTTACACGAGATTTAACATTAACAGGAGTTATATCAGGGTCTACAGCAAAGGTTGTTTCATATGATATTGATAGACACATCTTAACATACACATCTTTAGTTGGTGATTTTTTTGAAAACGAAGTTGTCACGTATAATGCCAGTGATTCATTCAAAGTATTGAAGAGCAATAAGTTTGATGGACGAGGACTATTTAATGGTGAGGGTATAATCGAAGAACAGATGGTTGGAGATTATGGTACAATTGATGCAAGTGCATCAAGAGTTCAAGATGGTAAATTCTATCAGACCCATTCATATGTTGTCAAGGTCGGTGAATCAATTAACAAGTGGAGAGGTATCGTTAAAGATTTACTTCACCCTGCAGGACACATCTTCTTTGGTGAGGTTGCAATCAAAAATACAATTGATACAACTGTAGAAGACCAAGTTAGATTTAGACCAACAGTTATTATTCCGACTAATGCTGTATTAGGTGTCCCAACTCCATTCACAAACTCTATGAGAGAAATAGAGATTTACACACTATCTTCTGAAATAGACCCAGTCACAATTGCAGAACTAAAAGATGCAGGTATTCCAAGTATAGGAACAGACCCAAGAACAGGTGGTTCAATAACAGAACCTTATACTGAATATGGAGACTCATCTCATAGAAACAGACATATCAATATTAATATCATCCAATCTCATGCACTTGGAACAACACAAGTTGGTCTACACTCACATGATGGCATCCCTACAGTTCTTTCATTAGACTCTGCAGATAATGGTTATCTAGTTAGAAGTACAGAAAGAAGACCTGCAGATAAAGGTAAAATATTTCAATTATGGGAAGCAGGAGAAGAAACACTTCTTATGGAAGATGGTTCATTGATAGAATTGGAAGATACTCCAAACTATTTAAAGTTTGAACCTAGATTAACTGAAAATGTGTACTTCCAAGGAACTGAAGGTGAGAGAATCATTACAGAAGACGGAGTGGATATAATTAATTTAGAAGATGCAAGTGTTCCTGTTCACCATGTAGGTTATTTTGTTTCAGAAAGAAACCTACAAATTGATGGTGGCATATACTTTGAAGATGGGGATAGAATTATAGGTGAAGATTCAACTGCATTTATGCAAGAGGGATTATCAGAAAGTGGTATCTCGTCCTTTGTACCTCTCGGCTCAACTTATAGAACCCTAAATACAATTACAGGACAACAAGTCTATGATATATCATATTATCTTAAAGATGAGACTGATGCAGATGACTTATTATTAGAAGATGGAACTGGAAGTATGCTAAGTGAAGAATCAAATCCCGAGGGACTACGAATTTCAGACTTAGAAACCTATTTCCCAAATCATTACATGAGTGAGTTCGACTCTCATGAAAGAAAAAGAACAAATATAACATTTAGTGCATATATAAAGTCTGCATAGTGTTATAAATAGTATTACAAATAATCGTAGGAGATTAAAATGGCAGCAATTATTACCGAAAAGTTTAGAATACATAATGCTAAACAATTCAAAGAAGACTTTGGAGAGAGTGCCTCTTCATCATATATATTCATAGGTCGTCCATACCCATGGGCAGATGACACATCCCCACCTTCACCTGCAAATGCAGTTGGAGAAGAAATAGATTCATATTCTGATATGTTAGCATTGAAGAAAGTTGGTTCTTCAGATGTATCTCACGGGTTAACAAGATATGATTATGACATAACAGGAAGTACTAAGTATGATGAGTATGCACATGACTATAGTGCAAGTAATACTTCTCCTGCAACATCATCAAACAATCTTTACGATTCAAGATTTTTTGTAATAACAGACGAGTATCATGTATACAAGTGTATCAGAACTGGAAGAAATTCTTCAGGTGTTGTTGTTAACTCAACAGTTCAACCAACTGGAACTTCTGCAACTGCATTAGTAGAGACTTCAGATACAGATGCAGCTACAGGACGTGGTTATATTTGGAAATATATGTATACTGTTTCTGCTTCAGAAACAATCAAATTTGTAACAAACGACTTTATACCAGTTAAAACAATTGGTGCTCAAACAGAAATTGATGGTACTTCGGGTGCATTAGGAACTGCTGCTTCTGATGACGGAACATCACAATGGGATGTTGAGAACTCTGCAGTGGACGGAGGAGTTCACCATGTAGTAGTGACAGCAGGTGGTTCAGGTTATACAGATGGAACATATACTTCAGTTGCAATAGACGGAGATGGTTCAGGTGGTGTATGTACAGTGGTTGTAGCTTCGAGTGCAATTTCATATGTAAACATAACTGCTGCAGGAACTGGATATAAACGTGCATCAATTGATATTGCAAATATATCAGGTATTGGTTCAGGTAGTGGTGGGGTTGCAAAACCTATTATATCACCATTAATCGGACACGGTGCAGACCCAATCCAAGAACTTGGTGGAAACTATGTAATCGTTAACTCTAGATTAGAGTTCGGTGAAGGTTCAGGCGATTTCCCAACAGACAATGATTTCAGAAGAATCGGACTTTTACAAGACCCATTCAATGCTGGTACAACAACTGTATCAACATCTCCAACATTGGCTGCATACAACAAGATGACACTTTCAAGTGTTGTTGGTCTTAGTGTTGATGACATTATTTTAAATGCAAACTCAGATGGAAGTGGAGTTGCAGTATCAAGAGTTATCTCAATTACTGGTAATGTCGTATCCCATATTCCTCAAGCAAATAGTGAGGGTGGATATGTAAACTTTGTCAGTTCAAATACTGTATATGTTGGTGGTACCACAATAGGAACTATCTCAGCAGTTGATTCTTCATTCCCTGAAGTTGAAAAATACTCAGGTCAAGTGATGTATGTTGAGAATAGAGGTGCAGTGACAAGAGCTGCAGACCAAATAGAAGATATTAAATTAATTATTGAAATGTAATCATGAGGGGTCATCCCCTCTACATTCAATATTATAAACAAGTTAGGAAACTATGGCTGAAAAAACTGATTTAAATGTATCCCCATATTACGATGATTATAGTGAAGATAAAAATTTTCACAAAGTATTATATCGTGCAGGTAGGGCTCTACAATCTAGAGAATTAATCCAATCACAATCTATACTACAAAATCAGATTGAAAGATTTGGTGGTCATATGTTTAAAGAGGGTTCTATTGTTCAAGGAGCTCAGACTGATGTTAACATGGAACTATACTATGTTAAAGTTAATTCTGCAAATCCAAATGCACTAGGTGATACAAATGTAGAAACTTACAGACAATCATTCCATGGAAAGTTTCTTAAAGGTAAAACAACAGGAGTTGTTGCAAAGGTTATAACTTCATCTGCAGAAACTACAGATGATTCTTTAACACTATTTGTTAAATACCAATCACAAGGAACAGATACATCAAACTCATTTACATTCAGTTCTGCAGAAGAGTTGCAAGAAGTGACCGTAGATGGAGATGGTGTTGTTGCACTTAATACAACCAACTATAATGAGTTCACAGTTGGAACAGAAACAACAATCAATAGTGTTAACGGATTAGCATCTATTGCAAATATATCAGAAGGTGTTATCTTTATAAGAGGATTCTTTATTAAGGTTCCTGCACAAGAGTTAATACTAGAAAAGTATAGTGGAACACCTTCGTATAGAGTTGGATTAACTATTGTTGAATCTTCAGTTGATTCAGCAACAGATTCTTCGTTGAATGATAATGCAACAGGAACTACTAATGAAAATGCGCCAGGTGCTGATAGATTATCAATTGCATTAACATTAAGTAAGTATGCACTTACTACTACTGATGACTCAGACTTTGTTGAAACAATGAGAGTTAATAATGGTATTATTGAATTAGAAGTCAATAGACCAATGTACAATGAAATAGAGAACACACTTGCTAGACGAACATTTGATGCAAACGGTGATTTTGTTGTAAACCAATTTACACATAGTTTAAGAGAACATTTAGACGATAGTACCAATAGAGGTTTCTATGCATCTGCCCAAGGTGGAGATGAGAGTCAATTTGTAATGCAAGTATCGCCAGGCAAAGCATATGTTAAAGGTTATGAGATTGATAAAGTTGGAACTACAACAATACCTTTCTCAAAAGCAAGAACTACAGTTTCTTTAGATAATGCAAATACACCTATTAGATTAGGAAATAAATTAAAAGTTAAGAACATCCATTCATTACCCGAGTTTGGTAATGAAGCAGGAGACGATGCAATGTCTCCATTTGCACCATGTGAATTATGGAATACATCTATATCTTCAGCAGGTACAAAACCAACAACATTCCAAATTGGAACTGCAAGAGTAAGAAACATTGATTTGGACACTGGTTCAGATTCAAGTGATGTGTACACAAATGCATCTGTATTTAACTTGTATATGTTTGATATTAAGATGTTCACTAGAATTAGTGGTACACTAAGTGGAACATTTACTACAGGAGATAGAGTTGTCTCTAACAGTGGTGCAGTTGCAATCGTATCACATACGGATGGTGCTGAATTGTTTGTACATGATGTTGTAGGGACATTTGCAATTGGAAATTCAATTACAACAGAAGGTGTCACTTCAGGTACAACAACAGTGACTGCAGTTAGGTCTTACAATGTTGACCGTGCAAGGTCAATTACACAAACTGCTAAGAACACAAACAGAGAAATATTTACTGCAGACCTAGTTGCAGATTCAGATAGAACACTAACAGGTTCTTTAACTATGTCTTCAGGTAGTACTGCAGTGACTGGTTTTGGAACTAAGTACTTGACTGAATTAAAAGAAGGTGATATCATTGTTGACCAAGCAGGTAATGAAAATGTTGTTGCATCTGTCACCAATGATTTAAGTTTAACATTAACAGGTAATGGTACGACCACATTTAGTGGAAATGCAACAAGACGAAGAGTTAGAATCTTTGACCAAGACCAAACTGCTGCAATATCATCATGGCCAAGAGATTGGATTTCAACACATACTGCAGAGTCTATTCAAGTAAGAAGACAAGAAGTTGTAACCGTTGCATCTAACGAAGTCCAATTATCAACTGGTTCAAATGGAGTATTCGGTGCAAAGAATACAGATAACTTTACAATTGCAGTTATAGAAGCTGCAACAGGTTATGCACAAGGAGACCTTCTAAATGTAGAAGACTTTGGTGGTTCACCACAATCTTCAGGTTCAGGTCAGACATTAACATTGACAGGATTTGATTCTGCTGATAATGGTGCAGTTCTTAGAGTCACTTCTACTATCACAATTACCGACCCAGTTAACAGAGACAAAACAATAAGACCTGCAAGACTACTTAAAGTTGGTTCTGCAAGAAGTGCTGGTGGAAAATATGGTACTGCATATGACGATAGAGAAATATCGTTAGGTGTTGCAGATACATTTAAAATCAGAGGAATCTATGAGGGAGTTGGAGGAACAACACCTCTACCACCTAGTGCAACATTTACAGTGTCTAGTGGGACATTTGTAAACTATGAAAAATTTATTGGACAAACATCTAATGCACATGGTATAATAATAACAACAGGTGGAACAACATACTTCTATTATGTATCAGGAACATTTGTAGATGCAGAAACAGTTGTTGGTCAAACATCTAAAGCAGTTGCAACATTAAGTAATGTATCTCAAGGGTCATCAAACATAACATCTAGATATTTCTTTGACAATGGTCAGAGAGATGGTTTCTATGACTTAGGAAAAATTACACTTAAGACTGGTTCTGCTAAACCTTCAAATCCTATATTGATTTGTTTCGATTACTTTACACCATCAGGAAGTGGAGACTTCTTTGATGTTGAATCATATGCATCAATAGACTATAGAGATATTCCAGTTTACTCACCAAACAAAGTTGACTTGGGTGGTTTAGAACCCGATGGAACATTCGAACTTTCAGATTCACTAGACTTCAGACCAGTTTGTGGTCAAATACTTGGTACATCTACATTCGGTAGTAATAATGCACAAGACCCAACAAGTCCAGTAAACTTATCAACAGATGCTCAATTTGCACCGTTTGGTTATACTACTGGTAGAAACTTTGAAGGAAGTAGAACAGGTATTTCTTCAACTGGTGCTAATGCAACAGACACACCAGTCACTGGTTCAAGTTTTGTTGGAGACATTTCATTCTTTGTTGGAAGATACGATAAAGTATTCTTACATAAATCAGGAAGTTTTCAAACTTCAGTTGGAACACCAAGTCTAACTCCTGCTAAACCAAAAGGAGTTGATGAGTCAATAGAATTATTTGAACTTTATGTTCCACCATATACCTTAAATCTCTCTAACATTAGAGTTAGGTCACAAGACCATAGAAGATTTACAATGAAAGATGTGGCAAGAATTAATAACAGAGTCACAAACTTAGAAAGAATTACTTCTTTATCTCTATTAGAGAAAGATACACAAACAAAACAGATACTAGATACAGATGGACTAGATAGATTTAAGTCAGGTTTCTTAGTAGATAACTTCAGAGGACATAGAGTTGGAGATGTTAACCATCCCGATTACAATATTGCTATAGATACTAAACTAGGTGCAATGAGACCTAAATCATATCAACAGTTCTTTGACATATCTTTAAATACTGCAACATCATCTAGTTATACTAAAACTGGAGATTTGATAACACTACCATTTAGTGAATCATCTTTTGTAAATCAAGATAAAGCATCTAGAACAATCAATGTAAACCCATACAATGTATTTGCATTTATTGGAAATATTAAGTTAACGCCAGGCACAGATGTCTGGCAAGATACAGACCAACTACCCGAAGTAAGAATTAACAGAGAAGGAAACTTTGATGCAATTCAAGCATTGAATGACAATGCACTTGGAACAGTTTGGAACTCATGGCAGACAACATGGGTTGGAGAACCTACACAAGTTTCATCAGAAGTCGAATCAACTTCTAATGGCTCATGGAATGGAGACCCAACACAAGGTGGTGAATGGATTGCTGGACAACAAATCACAAGAGAAATTACAGAAACAGTTGAAACACAAACAAGAACTGGTGTCACAACAAGTGTAGTAGAAGACTTTGTAGAAACAAGAAACGATAGAGTAGTAAGTGTAACACTTATACCATTCATGCGTGCTAGAACAATTGAGATTGATGCAGATAACTTAAAACCAAATACAAACCACTATGTGTTCTTTGACAACATGAGAGTGGATGAATACACTAGACCATTTAGTGCAACATATTCACAAGATGGTGGAACAACAGCAACATCATTCTTAAAAACAGATGGAAACGGAAGACTTCGTGCATACTTTGATTTACCTAATACAGATAGACAAAGATTCCCAACAGGAATGAGAGAAGTTAAAATAACTTCAAGTTTCTATAACTTAAGTAATCCACCTTCAAGTGGAACTGAAATATATCAAGCACAAGGGTTATTACAATCTTCACAAACTGAAGTTGTATCAACAAGAAATGCAAGAGTTATAACTGGTTCTACAACTGGTGAAAGAACAATAACAAGAAGAGGTGAGATGTTGAATACTGAAGTGTTTGATGCTACTGCACCTATTATACCTATTGATATTGTTCCACCAGTAATAATAGACCCACCTATTTCGTCTCCAATACTACCTCCAGTTAGTCTTCCACCATTGCCGATTGAACCACCATTACCTCCATTTATAGGTATTGGTAGAAGAAGAAGGTTTGAAGATTTTGAGATGAGATTTGACATGGAGGATATGGAACCAAGATGGAGAGACCCTCTTGCACAATCATTCATGGTAGAATCAAACGGTGGTATGTTTGTATCTTCAATAGATGTGTTCTTTGAAACAAAGGATGCAACACTACCTGTATCTGTAGAAATCAGAAATATGGTAAACGGATATCCTGGCCAGTTGGTCATGCCATTCTCTATTGCAACTAAGACACCTTCACAAGTTAACACTTCAACAGATGGTTCTGTTGCAACAACATTTACATTTGATTCACCAGTGTATCTAAAACAAAACCAAGAGATGTGTTTTGTTGTATACTCAAATTCAAATGAATACAATGTGTTTATTTCAAGAATGGGTGAAACAGACCTTGCAACAGGACAAACAATTGCAGGACAACCATATGCTGGTTCATTGTTCATGTCTCAGAATGCATCCACATGGACTGCAGAACAAACTGATGACTTGAAATTTAATCTTAAGAAATGTCGTTTTGATATTACTAAGACACCTCTTCTTAAATTTGATAATGACACATTACCAGTGCATACATTACAGAATAATCCAATTGAAACATTTAGTGGACAAAACTATGTAAGAGTGATAAACTATTTTCATGGAATGTATAGCACATCATCCAATACGACTGTAGCAGGTGTAGTTGGAGATAAGAGTGGTGCTGTATTGACTATTGGAACACCAGTAGTATCAGGAACACCTGTAAACGGAACTTATACTAATGTTGCAACTACTACTACTGGAAGTGGAGTAGATTGTACAGTTGATGTTGTTGTTACAGATAATGCTATATCATCATGTGTTATTAGTGGAACTGGAAGTAATTATACTACATCAGATTCATTAACCATAACAAACTTTGATGGTGGAACTGCAGATGCAACTATTGCTATTGATTCTATTGGAGAGACACTAGGTGGTATTCCAGTAGATTCTATCAATTCAACATTTACTGCAATTGCAAATATTTCTATAGATTCATTTACAGTAATTCCCGACTTATCAGCATTTGATTTAAAAGCAGGATATACTGCAGACAATAATACACTAGGTGGTGGAAGTGTTGCAACTTCATCAAGAGATTACTACTTTGATTCATTACATACAATGATTCCAAGTACACAAGTTGAAGGAACAAGAATTGTCTCATCAGTAAACTTGACTCCTGCAACTTCACCCGAAGCATACATAAACGGAACTGCATATACTAAGAGACTTGATAATGACTTTATCACTTTGAATGATAATGCATTCTTAGGTTTCCCAAGTATGGTTGCATCATCAATAAATGAAACAAACGAAATGAGTGGTGGTAAATCATTTACAACTGTATTACAAATGCAGTCGTTCAATAATAACATTTCACCAGTTGTAGATGTATCAACCATTGGTGTGATTGCTATTGGAAACAGATTAAATCAAATCAACAGTTCTAGTGACCTAGCAATTGCAAGTGACTATGTATCATCTACAGAAAGTGATGCAGACAATAATGCAATGATATATTGTACTAGAAAGGTAAATCTAAAAACTCCTGCATCATCCGTTAAGGTTATTGCAGATTTCTTTAGACCACCAACTACAGATTTAAAGGTTATGTATAAAGTGCTATCAAATGATGATTCAACACCTTTTGATGAACTAGATTGGAGATACTTCAATACAGATGGTTCACCCGACATAACTACAGAAAGAGATGCAAGAAACTTTAAAGAATATGAGTTTACTGCAGAGAACTTACCCGAGTTCAGTGCATTTGCAGTTAAAATAGTTGGACAAGGAACAAACACTTCAGTAGTACCATTGGTATCTGCTCTTAGGTGTTTAGCACTTGCATAATGAAAGTAGAAGGACATAGTAATCTTATAAGAGATGAACATTCTTCTGCTATTGTAAGTACAGATTATAATGGATATCTTGCAGTAAAGAAGAGACGTGAGTTGCAAAAGAAAACGACAGAGGACATAAATACATTAAAGGAAGAGATGGGAGAGATTAAAAATCTACTTTCAGACTTAATAGAGAAATTACATGGCAAAGACAGTTAATCAGTTTAGTACTATAGAAGACTTCAGAAAGAAGTATAACGAACTTGCAATTGATGTAGGGGATAAGAGTGGATTAAGAACAACCAACTCTTCTACATTAGTTGATGCAGTAAATTCACTAGAAGATAAATCTTTCTTCTTCCAAGAGTTTGTTTATGTTGCAACTGCTGGACAAACTTCTTTTGTTGGGGACGATTCATTTGGAAACTCATTGGAGTTCCGTGCAAATAGAATCCAAGTATTCAAAAATGCACAACATTTAATTGAAGGAACAGACTTCACAATTAGTGGTGCAAGTGGAAACAAACACACTATTATAACTTTAACTTCAGGTGCAACTGTATCTGATAAAATTGTAATCTATTCATTTACAGGTTCTTACTTAGGAACAAACATTGGTGCAGGTAGTGGAGTTGCAGGACAGTTTACAGAGACTGCTGCAAACACTATTTACAATATCAATGATTCAGGTGTTATTCTAAATGGAGAAGGTTCTCCAAATCAAACAACATCATTACAGAGTGGATTCAATATCCAACTTGCAGGAAAGACTTATGCAGAAGATGACATAACACTTGCAAGTGGTAAAACTTTAACAGCATCAACACTAACAGATGGAACTGCATCTATTTCAGGTGGAGTTGGAACAGGTTTTAGTTCTATAACATCAACATCATTAGTGGGTGCATTGACAGGTAATGCAACAACATCATCAACAACATCTTCTATATCAAACCATGCAGTAAGTGGTTTGAGTGATGTACAGACTAGTTCACCACAAAATGGACAATTGATGGTTTGGAATAATTCTGAAGGATATTGGGAAAACCAAAATGCAGCTGCAACTTATACAAATGAAGATGCAATGGATGCTGCTGCTGGAATGATTACTAGTGCAACACATAGTAATATAACTGTAAGTTATGATGATGCAAATAACACACTGGCATTTTCTGCAGCTGCACAATATGGTGATTCAGATGCAAGAGGTGCTATCTCAGGTGGAGATGGTTTGACTTATAACTCATCTAATGGTGTTATGGGTGCAAATACCTCAAATGGTATCACTACAAACTCAGACAATATTGTATTAGACTATGAAGTCGTTAGTTCTGCACCAACTGTTGTTGGTTCAACATCAACTGGACACTTATGGTTCGTCATATAAGATTATGCTATGTCAGATGAAATTTATATAAACACTGGGACAACGATACAACAACCCTTTAATCAGAGAAACCCTGCACAAGGAACTTCTCCAACAGTTGCACAAAGAACTGCTCAACAACCTGCAATTGCACAACAACCAGGCACGTATGATAACAGGTCTCCTTTTACATATAGACACCCTGCAAATGGACAACAACCCTACATAGCAAATGCTCAACAACCGTATCCATATATTGCTAATGCACAAAATCCTTATCCTGCTAATGCACAACAACCGTACCCATACATTGCTAATGCACAACAACCGTATCCTTACATTGCAAATGCAAGACAACCTTACATAGCAAATGGACAACAACCTTATCCGTACATTGCAAATAGTCAAACCCCTTATCCAGCAAATGCTCAGCAACCTTATCCGTATCCTGCAAATGCTCAACAACCGTATCCATATATTGCTAATGCACAAAATCCTTATCCTGCTAATGCACAACAACCTTATCCGTATATTGCAAATGGACAACAACCATATTCATATAATCAACCATCAACATATAGTAGACAAGGAACTGGTGTAACGAATGTAACATATACTGAAACATTAACTGCCCAAGATACACTTAGTTTTAGTGGACATGGAGACAATCATATTAGATTTGATGTAGCTAATGTAAGTAGTAGAAGTTTTGATATTATAGATGGTAAAATCAACTTTCTTATAACTATTTCTACATCGGGGTCTAATACTATTTTTAATATGGATGTTCGATATCAATCTCATTTTGCTGATGGATTTGATGGTTTTGTTGGAGTTAGTGGAAGCCCGCCATCTATATCATTACCAACAAATGGAACCTACAGAGATGTATTCCAATACTCGTTCCCAACATCAACAGCACCCACAACTTTTGGATACGAAGAAACGGATGCACCAATTTTTACTAAGTTTCCAAATTATTCAACAAATTCTGTAAGTCAGAGCTGGGGAACAGGTGTTGGTTCTACGTACACTTTATCCGAAGGAACTACTAATTCTACAGTAGCAAATGACACCTTTGCATTTGCTTTGAGTTTCAGCCATTCTAGAGCCCCTAGTGGAAGTACTACCTTTAGTGGTTATGGAGAAGGTAGTGTTGCATTTGACTTGAAATTTAACAGAAGTGGATTTCCTGAATTAGCATCAGAAGAAATACATGTGATGGCAACATTTGAAAATGAGTATTCTGGCTCTGGCGGTGGAGGGCCCTTATAATGCCTATTTGGACATCAACCCCATTTCCGTATCCGTATATTGCTAATGCTCAGAGCCCTGCAATAGGTCAAACTCCTTTTACATATAATAGACAAGGACAAACACCTTTTACATATCAAGCACGACAACCTAGTACATATGCAAGACAAGGTCAAACACCGTTTACATATCAAGCAACAGGAAGAAACCCGTTTACATATCAAGCACGACAACCTAATACATATGATGCAACAGGAAGAATACCATTTACTTATCAGAACAGAAGTCCATTCACATATGAAACACAAGGTCGAACTCCTTTTACATATAATAGACAAGGTCAAACACCTTTTACATATCAAGCACGACAACCTAGTACATATCAAGCAACAGGTCGAACACCATTTACGTATCAGAATAGGACTCCAATTACATATAGGCATCCTGCATCAGCACAACAACCTTATATTGCAAACTCACAAACTAATGTTGTATATCAAGTTACCTATAATACACCTTATACATTCCAAGCACCATACATATATCAACAACCTTCAATTGCAACTAGAGCTATAGGGCCAGTTGCAAAAGTTAAGGGTGTATATGTAAATGACAATGGAACTCTTAGGAAAGCACAACAAGTATATGCAAACGATAGTGGAACTGTAGAAAAAATACATCAGTCTGTACCGACTTCTCAGTTTAGTAATTAAAAACGCATAAATAGTTATATGGCTATACTTGCAAACATTTTTATCGACCAAGGAACAGACTTCAGTATTACAGTAGATGTAACCGATTCTGCAGGTGATGTGTTGGATATGACTAATTACACTTCTGCAGGTCAAATAAGAAAAACATACACTTCTTCAACTGTTAGTGCAACCTTTACCACAAGTATTAATGCAGCTGCAGGACAAGTCACATTATCTTTAAACGATACCACAACTTCAGGATTAGAAGCAGGTAGATATGTTTATGATTTAAATATTACGTCAGGTGGTGGACAAACCACAAGAGTGGTAGAAGGACAAGCAATAGTTACCCCAGGCGTCACGAGGTAGATTATGTCAAACATTAAAGGAACATTAAGTAGAGTTGCCACAATAGGTGGTAGAGTAGCAGGAACAGGAAATGTTCGTGCAAAACAAGTTGCAATAGGCTCAGGTTCAAGTGGAACTGATTTAAGTCAAAAATCTCTCAACGAATTATCAGATGTAAATGCATCAGAAACAGATGATGGATTATTATCTTATGATGCATCATCAGACAAGTGGACAACTACTACAAATTTAGACGGTGGAACATTCTAGTTGTCTAAATACTAATACAAAAATCAAGGTGTCAATCAGTGAGACACGACCCACATAGTGAGTGGACAGGTACATAATGTAATCACGACTCGGACAGTGAAGAGTCAAAATATAACAATTAATTTTTATAGGAAATAAAAATGGCAACAGTAATTCAAATTAAAAGAAGTACGGGTGCAACAGCTCCAACGACATCAAATTTGTCAGAAGGGGAATTAGCATACGTACAGGATAGAGCGAATTCAGGTGCATCAGCAAAACTATATATTGAATCTATAGATTCTGACAACAGTACTGCATTAATCCACTCAATCGGTGGTAAGTATTATACAGATATCTTAGAAGGTTCATCTGCAACTCCTGCTAACTTAAAAGTTGGTAATGGTTCAACTGCAGGTGCAAGTGTACAGTTATTGGAAGATTCAGACAACGGAACAAACTTCGTTGCATTGAAAGCTGCCGATACACTAGCTGCATCAACAACTTTCGTTCTACCAACAGCAGACGGTTCTGCAAACCAAGTGATTGGTACTGATGGTTCAGGAAACTTATCTTTCTTGTCAACAACATCAACACTTGCAGGTGCAGACGACACTAATATCACATCACCATCAGACGGTGGTATGTTATTATATGATGCAGATACATCAAAATGGATTGATAATGTAATGTCAGGTGATGCTACTTTAGCAGACACAGGTGTTTTAACACTTGGTTCTGATGTTGTAGACGGAACAAACATTGCAGACGATTCAATCGACTCAGAACATTTAGTAGACGGTGGTATTGATACAGCTCACATTGCTAACTCAGCAGTAACAGTAGGAAAAATCGACTTCTTAGTAGACGAAGACAATATGGTCTCCGACTCTGCAGTTAAAGTTCCTTCTCAACAATCTGTTAAAGCATATGTAGATTCACAAGTGACAGCACAAGATTTAGATATGGCTGGTGATTCAGGAACTGGTGCAGTCGACTTAGACTCACAGTCAATCACATTTACTGGTGGAACTGGTGTAACAACTTCTGTTTCAGGTCAAGCAGCGACTTTCGCTATTGGTCAGGCAGTAGGTACAACAGATAACGTAACTTTCAACAACGTATCAGTTGATGGAACACTTACATCTGATGACATCACTGCAACTACAATGACTGCAAGTGGAAACGTAGTTGTGACTGGTGACTTAACCGTTAACGGAACAACAACAACAGTAAACTCTACAACAGTAGAAATTGCAGACCCTGTATTTGAAATCGGTGAATCAACTTCAGACGATAACTTAGACAGAGGTATTAAATTTAACTGGCACAATGGTTCAGCTGCAAAGATTGGTTTCTTTGGTATGGACGATACAGATGGTACATTTAAATTTATATCAGATGCAACAGATTCATCTTCAGTCTTCTCAGGAAGTGTTGGTGATGCAGAATTTGGTGGTTTAACAGTATCAAGTCTAACATCATCAGGTAATTTATCAGGTGTTGGTCTTGCATTAAGTGGTTCAATCACTTCATTAGACGGTGCAGCTCCAACAGCTGGACAGTTAATGATTGGTAATGGTTCTAATGGAGACATGGAACTTGCAACTTTAACTGCTGGTGAAGGAATGGATGTAACTAACGCTGATGGTGCAATCACTATTTCAGGTGAAGATGCAACAGTCACTAATAAAGGTATTGCGTCATTTGACACTAATAACTTTACAGTTACTTCAGGCGCAGTTGCAATTACAGCAATAGACGGCGGTTCATTCTAATATAGGAGAAACAAATGGCAACAGTAATCCAATTCAAAAGAAGTGCTACTCAAAATAGTGTTCCTGCAACTAGTGATTTATCATTAGGTGAATTAGCAGTAAACACTTATCACGGTAGATTCTATACTGAAAAAAATGATGGTTCCGCTGCCATAGTCGAAGTCGGGTCTAACCCATCTTCACTAACTATTAATGACGCATTAACTTTTCCAACAAGTGATGGAACAAGTGGACAATTATTGTCTACTAACGGAAGTGGAACACTAGGTTTCACCGATGCTCCATCTAGTGGACTAACTCAGTTCTATTATGCAGTTACGAGTTCAACTCAAACTGTATTTACGGGTTCTGATGATAATTCTGCAACTTTGAGTTATACTCTAGGTTTAGAACAAGTCTATCTAAATGGTGTGAAGTTAGTAAGTGGAGACGACTATGTCACTACTTCAACTTCTACTATCACATTGCAGGAAGATGCTGTACAAGGAGATGTACTTCAAGTAGTAGCTCAAACTTCAATATCAAATTTGGTGCAAGGATTTTTCACTTCATCAAGTTTAACAGCAACCACTGCTGACCAAGTATTGAGTTCTAACGGTGTAGGTAATAAAGCAATCAAGTATGTCATAATGGCATCACATGCATCTGCTGGTACTCATGCTGCTGAAGTATTATTAATTAACGATGGTACAAATGCATATTTTATTCAATATGGTGATGCATTCTCAAATGCCTCTCTATTCACTCTTTCAAGTGATGTAGATTCAGGTAATATGAGATTGTTAGTCACACCTGCGAATACAAATACTTCATTTTCAACCTTTCAAATTAGATTAACATAAGGAGAATCATAAAATGGCTAAAACAAATAGTTTTAAAATCGCTGAGTTGATTCGTGCAATTGAATATGATGTCAGTAATGATGTCATAGTCACAAGCAAGATTGTTAACTCTAAAACATCAAAAGCAGGAAATTTAACAACAACTGCAACTACAGAAGTAGCATTAGACACTTTTGCACATGCCTCATTTAGGGCTGCAAGATATGTCATTGCTATGAAAGAAGGGAGTGATTATCACTCTACAGAAGTTGTTCTTGTTCATGACGGTTCTGCCGTCACGTTGACTGCTTATGGTACATTGAAATCATCTACATTGGCAACTTTTGATGCTGATATAAATGGTGCAAATGTAGAATTGAAAATTACACCATCAAGTGCTAGTTCAACTGTAACAAAGTTTGACAGAACATTGATAGAAGCGTAACAACTTATTATATAATTATAAAGGGACTCTTCGGAGTCCCTTTTTTTGTTAACCACATTTCAAAAACCATAAATAGTTCTTATTATAGGAACTAAATATAACCATGGCTACTACTTCAAAATTCATTGCAGATATAGGGATAAAGACTGATTCAGATTTACAGATAGGTGGTAATACTACTATTGATGGAAATGCAACTGTCTCAGGAAACCTAACAGTAAATGGGACTAGTACAACCATCAATGCAACAACAACATCTGTTGAAGATAATATGTTGGAACTTGCAAATGCAAACACCTCTTCAGATACCTTAGATATTGGTATATACGGAAACTATGATGATGGTTTATCCGATGGTGGTGCTACAGAATATACAGGTCTTTTCAGAGATGCAAGTGATTCAACTTGGAAACTCTTTGATGGTTTAGAGGTTGCACCGACTACAACAGTCAATACAAGTGGAACAGGATACACTCTTGCAGACTTAACCGTTGGGGATTTAACTGCAACAACTTTAACTGCAACCAACGGTCTTACAGGGTCTTCTATCACCTATCCTACATCAGATGGAACAAACGGTCAAGTAATCAAAACAACGGAAGTGGGACATTGACATTCGGTGATATCCCAGCAGGATATACTGATTCAGACGCTAGAAGTGCAATAAGTGTTAGTGGTGATTTATCTTATAATTCTTCAACTGGTGTTATATCATATTCAGATTCAGATACAACATATACTGATTCGGACGCTAGAGGTGCAATAAGTGCTGGAACTGGAATATCATATAATAGTTCTACAGGTGTTATCACAAATACAGTATCTAATACTGATACGACATATAGTGCTGGAACTGGATTATCTTTATCGGGAACAACATTCAGTAGTACTATAACTCAATATGCAGATTCAGACGCCAGAAGTGCAATAAGTGCTGGAACTGGAATATCATATAACTCCTCAACTGGTGTTATTACAAATTCTTCAACTGCAGACGGAATAACTACAAGTGGTTCAAATACAATTATTCAATCACCCGATGATACAAGTGTTATTCACGTAAACAACTCTGCAGAAGTTGGCATAGGAACCAATGACCCAACTGCAAAACTTCACGTTGATGGAAATATGTTACTTAACACTGGAAGTCCCGATTTATATCTTGGAACTGGTAATGGACATTATAACTGGAGAATTGCAGCTCAAGAAGTTGTCAATAAAGGATTTGAAATTGCAAGTGGAACTACCGCCGAGGGTTCAACTGCACCAAGTGATACATACACAACTAGATTTACAGTTCTTGGTGATAATGGTGATGTTGTAATTGGTAACAGTGGTGGAGTAGCAAGAAGAGATTTAGGTTCTAATACTGCACCCGTATTATCCTTAGAGGGTACTTTCCCTGCTCACAATTTAAGAGATACTAGTGGAACAGGTGCATTCTATGGAATAAATGGTGATACAATGTATCTCGGTGGACATACTGGAACTGCATTATTTAATCATTATGTAAATGGTTCACCACAATTAGAATTAAGAATAAACGGAAACACTCAACCAAATCAACCGTCATTCTTCTGTTATCCTTCTTCATCTTTCAGTGCAAGTGGTGGTTCATTGAAATATACATTTGATTCAGAGGCACACGACTCAAACAACGAATACAATCATACCACTGGAAAATTTACTGCACCAACAGCAGGAAGATATATGTTCTTGTGTAATTTAGCAATACAAGCTTCTACTAGTGAATTGACTTATATAGGTATTGGTGTTAGAAAAAATAACACTGGAAGTGTATACTTTGGTGGTTGGGGAGATAAACAGGCAACCAGTAATTCTCATTACGCACAAGCAAGTTCATCAATAATTATGTATCTTGCACAAGGTGATTATGTGGAACTCTACATAGAACTATCGGGAACTCATTCAGTATTGGGTGGAAACAGTGGTGCATACACAAGATTTTGTGGACAATTATTATCATAGGAAATAAAAAATGGATTATACAATAACATTAACAACAACAGAACAGAAATCATTGGAATACATCACACCTGATGTGGGTGATTACATAACAAATTTCTCTACAGAAAGAGCAAGACTTGCAAAACTAGAGATTCTTTCTCTATTAGTTGCACATTGTAATGCAAATAGTGTTGCACTTGCAGTCGGTGAAGATGCACAAATACTTCAAGCATACGAACTTGGAGTTGTAAGTGCAGCTTCATCAGAAATTCCTAGTGCTGGAACATTAGACTAAAAAAACTTGCATATTTCGTAAATACATTGGGGTTTAGAAGGTCTACATCTACTAAATAAATGTGTAGATTTCAATAACCATTTAGACAGGACACCAAAAAATGGCAACACAAAACAAATTTGTTATAGAATACGGACTTACAGTTGGTTCAACTGAAGTAATTACATCATCAGGAAAGATTGTTGCAGCTGCAATATCTGATTTAACAACCGACAACCTTACAGAAGGTTCAAGCAATCAGTACTATGCTAATTCATTAGTAGACACTCACTTAGCAGACGCAACTTCATCTAAAACTTTGAACAATGTTCAAATAGACGGAGGTAGCATCTAATGGCAGGTGAAAAGAATTTTAATATCAAAAATGGTTTATCCATTGGTGGTGTAGAGGTAATTGACTCCAGTGGTAATATTGCTGCAGGTGGAGTAGGTGCAGCGGTTCAAGAAGCAATCGCAGACAAGATTGGTGGAATACTACAAGGTAGTGGTTCAACAACAGTCACATATGATGACTCTGCAGATACAATCACAATTTCATCAACAGGTAAAACAGAAGAAGAAATACAAGACATCATTGGTGCAGCTATTGTTACTAATGGTACTCACAGTGGTATTACAGTTGCATACGATGATGCTGGTGACGGTGCAATCGATATAACAGTTGGAACACTTAACCAAAACACTACAGGTAGTGCAGCTACATTAACTACTCCAAGAGCAATCCAAGGGGTTAACTTTGATGGTAGTGCAGATATAACAACATTGACTGCAGGAACAGGTGTTGGGGTTTCAGGAACTGAAGTCTCAATCGGACAAGCAGTTGCAACTTCAGACAAACCTTCTTTTGCAGGTATTACATTAACTGCTGACTCAGATATTACTGGTCATATTGTACCTACTGCTGATGTCACATACGACTTAGGTTCTAGTTCATACCAATGGAGAGATATCTATGTTGGGCCTGGTTCATTATACGTTAATGGACAACAAGTGGTTTCAGATAACTCAGGAACAATTACTATTTCTGCAGATGATGACCAAAATGTTAGTGTTCAAACAGGTGGTTCAGGTGACATCGAATTAGATGCAACTGGAACAGGTAATATACAAATTAAAGCACCTATGCAGATACAAGCTTCAAATGCTATATCTTCATCAGACGGAAATGCAATTCAATTTTCAAACTCAATTGATGTAGATGCAATCGAGTCAAGAAGCACAGACACTAACTTAGTGTTAACAGGAAATGGAACAGGTAATGTCACATTAAATGACGATGTTGCAATCACAGGAAACTTAACAGTTTCAGGAACTACAACTACAGTTAATTCAGAAACTATCTCACTTGCAGATAACATTATTGCATTAAACAGTAATTTCACTTCAGGTTCACCAACAGAAGACACTGGTATCAGTGTGACTCGTGGTGGTTCTTCTGCTAAGACACTTCTTTGGGACGAAACAAATGATAAATGGACAGTAGGTTCAGAAACTTTTGTTGCAGCGACCTTCGAAGGTGCATTAACTGGTAATGTCACTGGTAATGTGACAGGAAGTTCAGGTTCAACAACAGGTAATGCTGCTACAGCAACTGCACTTGCAACTTCAAGAACAATTGGTTTAAGTGGAGATGTTTCAGGTTCAGGTTCTTTCGATGGAACAGGAAACCTTACAATCACAGCAACTATTGCAGATGATTCACATAATCATACAATTGCAAATGTTGATGGATTACAGACTGCATTGAACACAAAATATGAAAGTGGTTCAAATGTATCATTAGGAACTATTGCTTCAGGTGCAATTACAATCACCAATGCAACAAATGCTGGTGGAACTGCAAGAAATATGTACCAATCAACATCAGCACCTGCGAGTGGTGATGGTGCAGTTGGTGATATGTGGATTCTTTACTCCTAATATAGGGGTTTAGGGTCTTTATAAATACTAACAATAATTAATGGATAACTAAATGGCAACAGGTTCACAGAAGGTTAAAACACCAACGGGTTGGAATGCAACTCAAGGTGCATGGGTAAAAACTGGTTCTACTACTTGGAAAGCAGTAGACCAAATATATGTTAAAACACCTACAGGGTGGAATAATGCATCAGGTCAAACTAATGTACAACAACCGTACCCATACATTGCAAATGCACAAAATCCGTACATTGCTAATGCACAACAACCGTACCCATATATTGCAAATAGTCAGACTCCATATATAGCAAATGCACAGCAACCGTACCCATACATTGCTAATGCACAAAACCCATATATTGCAAATGCACAACAACCTTATCCGTACATTGCAAATAGTCAGACTCCATATATAGCAAATGCACAGCAACCTTATCCGTACATAGCAAACAGTCAGACTCCATACATTGCATCTGCACAACAACCTTATCCGTATATTGCTCAAGCTCAGAGTCCATATACTGCTAGCGCACAATCACCGTCTATTGCTCAAGCAAGACAGCCAGGCACTGCAAGACAACCTAATAATGCTCAGAATCCGTACATTGCAAATGCTAGACAACCTTATATTGCAAATGCTAGACAACCCTACATTGCAAATGCTAGACAACCAAATAATGCACGTCAACCGAATAATGCAAGGCAACCGTTTACGTTCCAAAACCCATTTACGTTCCAAGCACCATTTACATATAATGCAAGGACACCATTTACATATAATGCAAGGACACCGTTCACATACAATGCAAGGTCACCATTTACGTTCCAAGCACCGTTTACGTTCCAAAGTCCAGTTATAGCTAATATGAGAATACCTATACCATATCCGTTTGGAGGGTTTTTGAAATTCTCAAACAATTCACCAAATCCGTTTGAGCCTTAAGTCGATGAAATATAATACTAATACAAATGGAGTTATAAAATGCCTATAGGATTCATACAGTTTCCGAGTTCGTCAAACGCAAACCAACCGAATAATGCACGTCAGCCGAATAATGCACAACAACCGTACATTGCAAATGCAAGACAACCATACATTGCAAATGCAAGGCAACCGTATATTGCTAATGCAAGACAACCGAATAATGCTAGACAACCTAATAATGCTCAGAATCCGTTCACGTTTCAGAATCCGTTTACGTTCCAAGCACCATTTACGTATGATGCAAGAACACCGTTTACGTATAATGCAAGGACACCTTTTACGTATAATGCAAGGGCACCTTTTACGTTCCAAAACCCGTTTGCTTATCAAACACCGTTTACGTATCAACATAGAAGTCCTTCTACTTACATTTTTGCTAACCCTATAACATATGATAGACAGGGTAGATTCCCATTTTCGTATAATAATAGACAGCCAGGCACATATGCAAGACAAGGTCAAACACCATTTACTTATCAAAACAGACAGCCAGGCACATATGCAAGACAAGGTCAAACACCTTTCACATATCAAAACAGACAACCTAGTACATATGCAAGACAAGGTAGAACACCATTTACGTATCAGAATAGACAGCCAGGCACATATGCAAGGCAAGGTCAAACACCATTTACGTATCAGAACAGACAACCTAGTACATATGCAAGACAAGGTAGAACCCCTGTTATTAGATGGGATAATGATTTGAGTAATAACTGGCCAGCAACACCCGTTACCAGTTAAACACTAAATAAGTGTGTAAAACACTTAACAGTTAGATATATTATGTTAGAAACAATCACGTCTTTTGAAGAATTTGAATCCAAAGTACCCGATATTGACTGGGATGTAATAACCCATAGAGAATTAAATGAACTTCCAACTGTTCAGTTGGGCCGAATGAAAAATGTCTTAGATATGTCAGAAGAGGACAAGGAACTTCTTGTCTTTTGGAAAGAGATATTTGAAAAGAAACTCCCACCATTAAAAAAGTTTGTATGGGGTGATATACTAGAAAAAAGACAAAACAAAGAGTTTATTGGTTTCAATGGATTGAATAATGAATCCCATGTCTATAATAAATTTTTACCACATGGATTTACATGTGAAAACTTTGACCATGAAAGAATGTATAGTGGAATGGGGATAGAAACATTTAAAGATGGTAAAAATGTTGTCGATATAAGAGACTTAACTGAATTGACAGAGGAAGATAGATTAATTGAAAATGGTCAAGACCAGTTAAGTTCAATGTATTATCATGCAAGTAAGGCTCATTGGTTAATTCAAAGTATACAAGAAGAAGGACTTCGAGCACCCATTCAAGGATTTACAGTTAAACATCCAAACAATCAACTTTCACTTCAAATACATCCAGGCTCAATTCGTTCAGGGTGTTTTGAGGAGATGGAAGACCCAACCCATGAACTTTTAATATTTGATACACAAAACTCTCTTCCACATATAGACCCAGTTTCTATAGAAGAAATATTAGAGTATTGGGGCAAAAAGATAGAATCGAAAGGACAAACCCCCGAAGTTGGGTTATTATACACTAGAGGTATTGTAGAGTGGCAAGTGGCCTTTACAGGTATAGACTTNAGAGAAGATGTATATGCACATGCTAAAAAAGTTCACACACTTTCAAAAGGCAAACCATTAAACATTTATGTAGGATATGATTCAACACACAATGGTTTAGAAAAAGTTTGTGTAGAATCTATTCGTGATAGTATACATAAGGGATTGAGCATGGGTAAACTGATGGAGACGACAAGGTTTACACCCGAAATTAAATTACTTGACATTTCTAAACTTCCCGATTATAATAGAGAGTATGCAAATCAATCTACCGAATTTACTTACAGCAGATTCTTAATACCACATTTAGAAAACTATGAAGGATTTAGTATCTTCGTAGATGATGATTTCATATTTAAAAAGAACTTATTACCCATGTTCTATTATCTAAACCCCGATGATGCTGTTGCATGTATTCAATATCCACAATACAAACATGACAGTGTTAAGTTTGATGGAGAGGTTAATATAGACTATCCTAAAAAGTTATGGTCTAGTATGATGATATTCAATAATGGACATGAAGATTGTAAGAAGTTGACACCCGAAGTTGTTAACACTTGGACTGGTAAACAATTACATCAATTTGAGTGGACAGATAAGATAAGTAAGATACCCGAAAAGTATATCTTTGTTGAAGGATACGACAATCCTAAAGAGAAATGGAGATACAATGGAGTGCATTACACTAGAGGTGGCCCATGGATAGATGGGATGGATATAAGTGGTATAAATAATTTAGAGGTTTATGAAAAGTATAAAAACCTCTTGCAAAATAAAAAGGTATAGTATATACTGTAAGTGAGGACTTAAAAATGAATAATAACTGTTTTATATATACAGAAGAAAGTAAACTAATAATTAGAAAACCTAATGGATTACAATATGAATTTGATAATGTTGATAAGCCAGAACTTGGTTTTGACTATGATGTTATTGTTTACGATGACATAGAATTGAAAGTAATTAAGTGGGACGATTCAAAGTCTTGTTTTGATGAACAAGTCCAAACTCCTTTATCACCATCTGATATGGATGCTATTGAGAACTATATAGAACATTCAGAACCACCTATGGGAGTATCACTTTCAAATCAGTATTGTGAAGATATAACAAACTTCTGTAATGAACAGGTTAATATAACTTGTGACTGTACTGGATTTGATAATTTAACAGAAGTCCTCATTGCAGGAAGAGAGGGGTCTAACCACCCACAAAGAAGCAATGCAAGAAGTGTATTAGAGTTTTGTGATGCAATAGCATCTGTATCAGAACAAGTACAAATGGATATTCAATCTACAAGAGAAGACCATTTAAAAGACTTAGAAGAATATATGAGTTATATTCCTAGAGCTCAAACTCCAGTTGATGCTCCTAGATAATGAACTCAACCCCCGAAGTTATCTTCATAGATAAACCCTTTAGAGTTGAAACACTTCCTTTAAAGAATATCTATGTTTTAGATAATTGGTTGCCATCTTCACTCCATCATTTTTACGATACACAAATATCACGTGCAAATTTTTGGTCTAAAGGGAATGAAGTAAGAGGAGATAGTCCAACAGGATTACCTCATCATCAATTTTGGGGAGGAGCCATACTTAGTGGTTATGACAAAGATAAAAGACCTATGTCTGTAGACGACATAGAGGATAAATACACGTACTTTCCTAGATACCTTAATAGAAAATTGCAAACAGAATTTGGATTCAAGTGGGAGAGATTTCAATACATGGGATTAAATTCACAAACACAAGGATTACATGGAACTTGTCACCAAGACTGTTCACCCGAAGATGAGTGGAACATGTCATTCTTATACTATACAAATAAATTTTGGGAAGATGCTTGGGGTGGTGATTTAAGATTTTATTCAACAACAGAACACGGAATACATGCAAGAGACAACAACAAAGAGTTTGCATCAGTTAAGTTTAAACCAAATAGATTAATTATGTTTGATGGTAGAATACCACATGGTGCAGATGCACCAACAGCAAAGGCAAGATATGTAGATAGAAAGTCTGTTGTTGTTCGTGGTGATGAAGTCAGACTTGTAGATAAGGAGGAGTTTTACGATGCCAACGATAGACTTTCATACATATAATCCTACAACAATAAAAGATTTTAAACCCATACTTGCAAAAGATTTAGTTCCCGATTGGTGGAAAAAATCAAAGGTTGCAGAAGTTGTAAATGGGGTCAAACAACAAACTATAAGAGCATGTCCTGCAATGGATGATTGGTTAAAGATGGGTTGGTACTTATGTGCAAATAGAGATATGGAAGTCATACAAGGAATTTCTCATAAAGATGAAGAAGGTATTGGTTGGGCATCTGTTAGAGACTTAGATGCAGGAAACTGGTTAAAGGGTACATCCTCTTCTTCTCATCCACATACTCAACTTATGGATGGATTTTCATATATGGACAAGTCAGAAAACCCTCCAGTTAAAGATGCATTTAAAATGAGAAACCCATGGTGCATTACAACACCCGAAGGATATTCTACATTTTACTTAGACCCATTTCTGCATCAGAATAAATACTTTTCTACATGGCAAGGTGTAATTGATACCGATAAATTCAACAATGGTGTAGATAATGCACAAATCATTTTTTACCCAAAGGTTGACCATAATTTCACCATTCTTAAAGGAACACCTCTTTGTCAAATTATCCCCTTTAAGAGAGAAGAATGGGTTGGGACATATGCACTTAAGACTACAAAATCTGAAATGTTAAGTTCATCTCGTCTAACAACAGAAAGGGAAACGATAGGAATGCCAGAAGCATTCAGAATTTTGGGTGTTGAAGATAATAGAAGTGTCTCTGCAAAAACTGTAGGGCCTTATAAGAAGATGAAATATTGGAATCCTAAACAAAAATACTTTAATGAAGAGTCACCACCACCCGAGTGTCCTTATCATGTCAGTGAAGACTCACCCGAAATACAATTAGAATTACCTATAGGAGATAATGATGGCAGTTAGATTAATGTTTCCAACATATATTTTTCATAGAAATATGTTAAATGCTGGTGAGACTAGAGGGTTCTCAAAAGATTATTTAGTATTACTACAAACAGAAATCGATAGTATGAGAAGAAACGACCCAAAAGGTAGACAGATATCAAATCAATATACGGGATGGCAATCAAATGATGGGTGTGAATCATCTCCTATATTTCAAAAACTAATGAATGAAATTGTACACACCTTTAATGATGAAGTACTACCCTTTAATGGATTGAACCCAAATACTGCTAAAGTGTCTATAGGAAACTCTTGGGCAAATATTAATGATAAAGGTGCATGGAATATGCCACATAGTCATGCTGGTTGTTGGTATAGTGGTGTTTTTTATATAAAGGCAGATGGTGATGAAGGGGACTTAGTTATGATTGATGGTAGTGAAAAGGTTCTTTCTGAATTTCCTCCAAGTCAAAGAACTAATAATAACTGGAGGTTCACACCTACTAGTGGAGAACTTGTTCTATTTCCAAGCGGTGCAGTACATATGGTTGAACCAAATCAAACTGATAAAGAAAGATACTCAATATCATTTAACATAAATATGAACTATACTGAAGACAATGCAAACTTTGGTGATATTAATAACTATAATCCAAATGAATTTGTCTTTGATTTAGACCAAAATGGAAACCCCATAATGAGTTGATTATCCTAAATAAGGATATGGAAATAGTAATCGACACTCATCTATTATGGAATCTTATGATAACATTCGTGTTAGCACCACTAGGTTTTCTCATAAGAAATCTTTTATCTGAACAAAAGAGAATAGACATACTTGTTAACAAGACAAGAGAAGAGATGGCCAAAGAATATGTCACTAGAGAACAAATAGAAATAGACTTTGAAAGAATTATGGCTACTATGACAAGGATAGACGAAAAGATAGACCGTCTACAATCTAAGACTTACTTCCAAGAATAGACTTAAAATTCGTATAAATAGTATTATAGATTTAATACTGGAATACAATCATGTCAAAACCAAACTCGAAAGCAACATTCAAAGAGTATATCAAAAGAAAACTGGGTGCGCCAGTCTTAGAAATCAACGTGGATGATGACCAGTTTGATGACAGAATGGATGAAGCTCTACAATACTTTCGTGAATTTCACTATGAGGGTTCAATCAAGTGTTATCTAAAACATCAAATCACACAAGAAGAGATTGATTCGTTTAAGACAAATGAAACTCACAATGCAGCAACCACTGGAACTCAAGCAATTTCAAACCAAACATATGGTGAAGGACAAAACTATATAACACTACCCGAACATGTGTTAAGTGTTATACAAATATTCCCTTTCTCAAGTGGAACAACTTCTAATATGTTTGATGTTCAGTATCAGTTAAGACTTAATGACTTGTGGGATTTAACATCTACAAGTGTTCTTTACTATTCACAAGTACAATCACACTTATCTCTTTTGAATGATATCTTAGTGGGTCAGATACCGTTAAGGTATAATATGCATTCTAATAGACTTTACATTGACTATAATGCAAACAAATTAGTTGCAGGAGAGTTTATTGTTATAGAGTGCTACAGAAAGGTAGACCCTAATGACATGACTGATATCTATGATGACATGTGGTTAAAGAAGTATGCAACTGCACTTGTTAAGTATCAATGGGGAGAAAACCTTTCTAAGTTCTCAGGAATTGCACTGCCAGGCGGAGTGACACTTGATGGACAACAAATGAAAGACGAAGCAAAAGAAGAAATTTTAAGATTAGAAGAAGAGTCAAGACTGAACTATGAAATGCCAGTTCTTGATATGATGGGATAAGCTGAATGCCAACAAACGTATTTTTTAACCATGCAGTAGGAACTGAACAACATCTTTATGAAGATTTAGTTGTTGAGTCTATGCGTTTCTATGGCCATGAAACATTTTACTTACCAAGAGAGGTCGTAGAAGAAGACACCATTCTCAATGAAGATGTGCAATCTACATTTGGTGATGCATATTCAGTAGAAATGTATTTAGAAAATACAGAAGGATTTGAAGGAGAGGGAGACCTATTCAGTAAGTTTGGTGTTCAAGTAAAAGACCAAGCAACCTTTGTAATTGCATTGAGAACATGGGAACGATTCATATCACTAGACTCTAATCTTGCAACATCTCTAAGACCTAATGAAGGAGACCTAATCTACTTCCCTCTTAGTGGTTCAATGTTTGAAATTAAATTTGTAGAACATGAGAATCCATTCTATCAAGTTGGAAAACTATTTGTGTTCAAAATGCAGTGTGAACTCTTTGAATACAGTGGAGAAGATTTCGATACTGATGTTGGTATTATTGATGTTATAGAAAATCAAAATGCCTATGCATTAGACTTAACTATGAATAGTGGGTCAGGTTCTTACACTATAAATGAACCAGTGACACTTAATGGTACTGTAGTTGGAGAAGTATCTGCATGGTCAGGTGCAACAGAGAAACTAAATCTTGTACACAACACTTCAACACTTGCAGTTGGTGACACTATTGTAGGTTCTACTTCAGGAACATCTCGTACCATTAATGCAATTACAGATGTAATGACAATGGAGAATGATGGTCAAGCACAAAACAAAGACTTCGAAGATAAAGCAGATGGGTACTTAGACTTCTCAGAGACAAACCCATTCGGTGAGGTCACATAATGTTTGGGACTCATTTTTATCATGAAACAATTAAAAGAAGTGTATCAATTTTTGGAACACTATTCAATAACATATCTGTAGTAAAAAGAAAGGCAGACGGAACAGTACTTGCTAAAAGTTTAGTTCCTATTGCATATGGCCCTAATGCAAAGTGGTTGTCACGATTAAATCAAGAACCCGATTTAAATGATGGAAATAGAAGTCAAGTAAGTCTTCCAAGAATGGCATTTGAGATGAACTCGTTTGAATATGATGCAACTAGACAACAAAACAAACTTATAAGAACACAAAAGAATTTACTAGAAACTAGTGATACTGGTAAAAGAGGATTTCAATATGCACCAGCACCCTATAATATAGGATTTACACTAGGTATTCTTGCAAATCAAGTTAATGATGCAATCCAAATCGTAGAACAAATTGTTCCATATTTTCAACCCGAGTATACTGTGACTATGAATATGATTGACTCAATGAGTGAAAAGAGAGATGTTCCTATAACACTTAACAGTGTATCAATGGAAGACACATATGAAGGCAGTTTTGAAGACAATAGAATAGTAGAATACACTTTAGACTTTACAATGAAAGTTTACTTCTTTGGCCCTGTGTATACGGGAGAAGTTATTAAGAGTGTTATTGAAAGAGACTATGTCAATATAGATGCAGGTGGATTTACAACTTCACAAATAGATGCATCAGGTCTTGTTAAAGAGGTTAAACACTATGAACCTGCATTTGGAGAGGTTGCAAATGCAGTGTCTAATAGTACTAATGTGACCTTCCCAACTACAATAAATAGTAAGATAAGTGTGGGAGATGAAGTGTTTGGAACAAATTTATCAACCAACCCAACGGTCTCTAATATTGGTTCAGATAACCTTAGTGTAACATTAAGTTCTGCAGTCACTATTGATGCTAACACTACACTTAAATTTGTTGGTTCTGTAGACCCAAGTGATTCATTTGTTGTTGCAGAGACAGTTACATTTTATGATGACGGTACTAATTCTACATTTGCAGAAGATAAAGTCACCGATGCGAGTTAATATATGGCAAAAATTGAAGACCAATTAGATGATGTTCTAAACATTTCTAAAGAAATAAAACAAGAAACCCAAGTAGTTAAAGTCCCTCAAAGAGTTGAGAGCATGGAGAACGACTATAAGTATGGTCGTGAGACCCTCTACAGCCTCGTAGAAAGGGGTCAGGATGCAATCGATGGAATACTTGACTTATGCAAAGAAACGGAACACCCACGTGCTTACGAGGTCGCAGGACAACTTATAAAGACCGTTGGGGATACTGCAGAAAAGTTATTAGACTTGCAGAAAAAGATGAAAGATTTAAACAATGAGAATGAAGGAGTGAAGACTCAACATAACCATCTTTATGTTGGTTCAACATCAGAGTTACAGAAGTTCCTAAAGAAAGAGAATAAGAAAGATTAATGGTTAAACCCACAAATGAAGGATATCTTGGTAATAATTTAATCAAGAGAGCAGGTATTGAACAACAATACACTGAAGATGAGTTTAAAGAATACTTGAAGTGTTCTAAAGAACCCGTTCATTTTATAGAAAACTATTGTCAAATTATATCATTGGATGAAGGTCTTGTCAAATTTAAACTTCGTGGGTATCAAGGAAATCTGATAGAACACTATGATGAAAATCGTTTCAACGTAGTTCTTGCATCCCGTCAGAGTGGTAAATCAATCACTTCTTGTGCATATCTCTTATGGTATCTGTTGTTTCATCCCGAAGTCACTGTAGCAGTTCTTGCAAACAAAGGTGCAATTGCAAGGGAAATGATATCCCGTATTGTCACCATGTTAGAAAGTGTACCGTTTTTCTTACAGCCAGGTGTCAAAATTCTTAACAAAGGTAATATAGAATTTGCAAATGATTCTAAGGTCGTTGCAGCTGCAACATCTTCGAGTTCTATTCGTGGATTGTCTATAAACCTCTTGTATCTTGATGAGTTTGCGTTCGTAGAAAATGCAGAAGAATTTTATACTTCAACATATCCCGTTGTCACATCGGGTAAAGAGTCAAAGGTTATTATCACATCTACTGCAAATGGTGTTGGTAATATGTTCTATAAGATATATGAGAGTGCAGTTCAGAAACAATCTGAATATAAACACTTCCTTATCAACTGGTTTGATGTGCCAGGCAGAGATGAAGAGTGGAAGAAACAAACCATTGCAAATACATCCGAGACTCAGTTCGAACAGGAGTATGGTAATTCATTCTTGGGAACTGGTAATACCCTTATAAACAGTAATGTTTTACTAGGACTAAGGAGTGTAGACCCTGATTGGAATCGAGATAACATAAATATATACGAAAGACCCAAAGAGGGGCATTCATATGTATGTACAGTTGATGTTTCTAAGGGTAGAGGAATAGATTATTCAACATTTAGTATTTTTGATGTGAGTAGTCAACCATTTAAACAAGTTGCAACATTTAGAGACAATATGCTCTCACCTATGCTACTTCCCGACATGATAAGTAAGTATGTAAAACCATACAACGAAGCATTGGTGATAGTAGAGAACAATGCAGAAGGTGGTACAGTTGCAACCCAATTACACTATGATATAGAATATCCTAATGTTTTTGTGCAAGGGATGACAAAACAAGAAGATATCGGTGTAACAATGAACAGGAAAATCAAAAGGATTGGCTGTTCAACATTAAAAGAACTATTAGAAGAAAATAGACTAGAATTGATTGACCGTGCAACTATAACTGAATTACTAACATTTGTTAATAAAGGTAATTCATATGAAGCAGCAAAAGGATATCATGACGATATGGTTATGAACTGTGTATTATTTGCATGGTTTGTGACAACAGAATTTTTCTATCATTTAACGGATTCACAAGTTAAAGACTTGTTGTATTCAGAACAACAAAAATTGATTGAAGAAGACCTATTACCAGCAGGTGTTTTTGGTTCAGCCCCTGCAGAAGAAGTATCATTTGTAGATAAAGAAGGGGATAGGTGGTTTCAATCGTAAAAAATGATGTGTTGGTGGGTTTTTATTTGTTATAAATAAAACAGTAAACAACACTTTTTACATTAACAGGAGTAAAAGAGTATGACATTTCAAGTATCACCAGGCGTTCAAATCTCAGAAATAGATTTGACAAATGTTGTTCCAGCAGTATCCAGTACAACTGGTGCATTTGCAGGTTCATTTAATTGGGGCCCTGTTGATGAAGTTGTAACAGTTTCAGATGCAAAGGGTTTGGTAGACAATTTTTCTTCACCAGCAAATTCAGTTGCAGGAGCTGAAGACTTCTACACAGCAGAATCCTTCCTTAAATATGGTTCTTCTTTAAGAATCGTTAGGGTAAACACAAGTGGTCTTTTCAGTGCAAACGGTGCTGGACATGCCTCATCATTATTAAAAAACAACGATGACTATGTAAACACTTATAAGAGTGGTGGACAAGCAGGAACTGCAGGACAGTGGATAGCAAGAAACCCAGGCTCATTAGGTAATTCATTAAAAGTATCATCATGTGCTAGTGCAAACGCATATTTCAACGATAACGTAACTACAGTAAACGGAAATGAAGGAACAGGACAAACGGTTATCACTATGACTAGTGGTGCAGTGTTTATCGTTGGAGACATAATCAGATTTGCAGGACACAATACAGAATACAAAATTACTGGAATTTCTACAAATGATGTCACAATCGAAGCAGTAGGTCAACCTGCTGGAACTGGTTTAACAGTTGATGTTGCAGATGGAGTACAGGTATCAAGATACTGGGAACATTATGCATTATTCAGTAAAGCACCAGGCACATCTTCAGGTGCTACACTTGCAGGTGCAGGTGCAGACGAACTACACATTGTGGTTCTAGATGAAGATGGTGTAATTTCAGGTGTATCAGGAACAGTTTTAGAATCATACGGTTTTGTATCACTTGCATCAGACGCTAAAGATGCACAAGGTGGTTCATTATACTATAAAGATGTAGTATCAAATGGTTCATCATGGGTATATTGGAGTGGACATAACACTGCAACAGACCTAACAGTATCAGAAAGTAGAACACTTGCTCAATCAGTAGGTGATGCATTTACTGGCCCATCAACACCTTTCTCATCATCATTAAGTGGTGGTGCAGATGGTAGATTATCTACTGCAGGTGAGAAACATGGTGCATGGTCAACTCACTTCGGTGATGCAGAAACTATAGACTTCTCATTATTATTAGTAGGTTCAACAAGAACTGATAATGGAAGTGGTGTCGAACAAGACCTTCTTGCAGACTGGACAACATTAACAAACCAAGCAATCCTTCTTTGTGAAACAAGAAAGGACTGTATGGCAATATGTTCACCAAGATATGCAGATGTTGTTGGTGTTTCATCAGAAGCAACACAATCAAGTAATGTAATCACAACTGCAAATACAGCAACATCAAGTTCATATGCAGTTATCGATTCAACATGGGTATATCAATACGATAGATTCCATGACACATATAGATGGATTCCTGCAAACGGACATACTGCAGGTATTATGGCAAGGTCAGACCTATTGAGAGATGCATGGATATCTCCTGCTGGTTTCTCAAGAGGACAATACTTAGGTATTACTAAACTTGCATTCAATCCAAAACAAGGTTCAAGAGACGATTTATATCGTGCAAGAGTTAACCCTGTTGTCACATTCCCTGGCCAAGGTACATTGTTATATGGAGATAAAACTGCATTAACAACACCTAGTGCTTTTGATAGAATTAATGTAAGAAGGTTATTCATTGTATTAGAGAAAGCAATTGCAACTGCAGCTAAAGCTCAGTTATTTGAGTTCAATGATGCATTCACTCGTGCTCAGTTTAGAAGTGCAGTAGAACCATTCTTAAGAGATGTTAAAAACAGAAGAGGATTAGTAGATTATTCAGTTATTTGTGATGAAACAAACAATACAGACACTGTTATAGACAGAAACGAGTTTGTATGTTCAATCTTCGTGAAACCTGCAAAATCTATTAACTTCATAACTTTAAACTTTATTGCTGCTAGAAGTGGTGTTGAGTTTGAAGAAATATATAGTGCAGTTTAAGGAGAAATAAAACATGGCAACAATAGACCAATTTAAAGCACAATTAATCGGTGGTGGCCCAAGAGCCAACAGATTTAGAGTGTTTGTTCCTAGGACAGGAAATAAAATAGAGTTTTTGTGTAAAGCAACAAGTATACCTGCTGCTACAATCACTCCAGTAGAAGTCCCGTTCAGAGGTCAAGTACTTAAACTTGCAGGTGATAGAACTTTTGAAGATTGGAGTATCACTGTTATAAACGATAATGAGTTCTCTGCAAGAACTGCTTTAGAAGCATGGCAAGAAGAAATCCAAGGATTTGGAACTTCTGATGGTGCAACTTCAACTGATTACTTAATTTCTCGTGCGTTCGTAGAACAGTTAGGTAAAGATGATTCAGTCCTTGCGAGATATGAGTTCTTTAATATGTTCCCAAATTCAATCGGTACAATCGATTTATCTTATGAAAACGGTGATGCTTTAGAAGAATTTGAAACAACATTCTCATATTCTCACTGGGAAAGAGTCGTTTAAGTAGAATTAAAGTGAAAATAACACTCATGAAGGTGTTATAAATAATAGTATGGAAATATTTGGATTTGAAATATCTCGTAAAAAAGACGAGTTAAGAGCAACGACTGTCAATCAAGGACAGTCATTTGTTGCACCTGTAGATGATGATGGAACACCCGTCATTGCTCAACAGGCAGGTTATGTCGGTGGTGGTGCTTATGGTTCCTATGTCGATATGGATGGTGGTATTAAGAATGAGGTTGAACTTATTCGTAGATACAGAGAAACATCCCTAGTACCTGAATGCGACGCTGCTATTGAAGACATTATAAATGAGTGTATCACATCGGATAGTGCAGATAGGATTGTGACACTTGACTTAAGAGATGTTAAACTCTCAGACAGCATCAAGAAAAAGATGCAAGACGAATTTAGTCATATCCTATCCTTAATGAAGTTCAATCAGAACTCTCATGAATTATTCAGAAAATGGTACGTAGATGGAAGAATATACTTCCATAAAGTCGTTGACACTAAAAGACCTAAACTTGGTCTTGTAGATTTACGAAATGTAGACCCTCTTAAGATTAAGAAAGTCAGAAATGTAGAAGAAGAGAAGGGCAAAGACGGAATTAAAAGAATCAAGTCTATTGAAGAATTTTATGTTTTCAATGATAAAGGATTCGATAAGAGTAGTGCTGTAGAAGGTTCTACACTTAAAATTGCACCTGAGGCAGTATGTTATACTACTTCGGGTCTTTTAGACTATAATAAAAATGCAGTTATCGGGTATCTGCATAAAGCATTGAAAACTTCAAATCAGTTATCAATGATGGAAGATGCACTTGTAATTTATAGATTATCAAGAGCTCCCGAAAGAAGAATTTTCTACATTGATGTAGGAAACCTTCCAAAAGCAAAGGCAGAACAGTACCTTGCAGAGACTATGAATAAGTATAGAAATAAACTTATTTACAATGCAGATACTGGTGAGATAAAAGACGATAGAAAACATATGAGTATGTTAGAAGACTTTTGGTTGCCGAGAAGAGAGGGTGGTAGAGGAACAGAGATTACTACACTGCCAGGCGGACAGAACCTTTCAGAAATAGATGATATAGAATACTTTAAGAAGAAACTATATCAATCACTGAATGTTCCTTCGTCAAGAATGGAGGCCGACAATGGGTTTAACATGGGTCGTTCTTCAGAGATTAGTAGAGACGAACTTAAGTTTAATAAGTTCACTAACAGACTTCAGAAGAAGTTTGCTAGAACATTTACAGACATTTTAAGAACTCAAGTTATTCTTAAAGAGATTGTAAGTCAAGAAGAATTTGATAAGTTTAAAGACTTTATCCAATACGACTTTACTGCAGATAATCACTTTACAGAACTAAAAGAACAAGAGATTTTTAAAGAAAGATTAGATGCATTACAAAGTGCATCAGAGTATGTCGGTCAATACTTCTCACATGAATATGTAAGAAAGTATATACTTAGACAAACTGAAGAGGACATTGAACTTCTTGACCAGCAAATGAAGACTGAAAAAGAAACAATGCCAGACCAAGACGATGACGGTTTTTCATCATATTAGGAGATATAAATAATGAGTAGTGAAATAGCAAAACAGATAGTAGATACCATAGAAACTGGTAATCTTTCGGATGCAAAAGAACTAATAGACCAAGGTATCAAACAGAAAGCTGCAGAGACCGTGGACATGAAAAGAGTAGAACTACAGGTTGATTGGATGAATCAGTCAGCAGAAACACAAGGGATGTAATGAAAAGTTTTTCTTCAATGCAAATCGAACTAAACGAGGCAAAGTTTAAACTTCCTCGTGGGGAGAAAGAATTGAAGAGAGATGCAACCAAAGTTGGTTCATCAAAAGTAGAAATAATATACACTGATAACAAAGGTAAGGTTAATGTGTATATTGATGGTAATTTATTCAGTGAGAAACCTTACAAAGACTTAAAAAGTGCAGAGAAGGAGATGAAACAGATAAAATCTATTATGTCATCATCCGATATGCAAGAAGTAAAATTAGAGGACATTATAAATGAAATTAATAGCTGAATTTAACGAGACAATATCTCCAATCATTACCGAATCAAAAGATGGTAAAGGTAAAGACTACTTCATAGAAGGGGTCTTTATGCAAGCAGACATAAAAAATAGGAATGGTAGAATCTATCCTATGGAAGTAATGCAGAAAGAAGTTGAACGATATACAAAGGAGTTCGTAGAAAAACAAAGAGCTTTTGGAGAGTTAGGACATCCTGAAGGGCCAACAATCAACTTAGACAAAGTTTCCCACTTAATAGAATCACTTACACTCGAAGGTAAAAATTACGTGGGTAAAGCAAAAATATTAAGTACTCCTAATGGAGAAATAGTTAAAGCACTTATCAATGATGGTGCAAAACTAGGTGTATCATCTAGAGGTCTAGGTTCACTAGAGCAGAAAGGTGGCGCACAAATGGTAAAAGGGGACTTCCAACTTGCAACAGCAGGTGATATCGTTGCAGACCCGTCTGCACCTGAAGCATTCGTTGAAGGAATAATGGAAGGAGTCGAATGGGTATATCAGAATGGTATACTTACTGCAGTTCAAGTTGAGCAGATGCAAAACGAGTTAAAAACTGCAAAATTAAACAATTTGGAAGAAACCAAGTTAAATCTATGGAAAAGGTTCGTTGAGAGTCTATAACATATAAATAAATTAAGTAGTTCATTAGAAACTAATAACAGGAGAAAAAAATGGCAGATTTAGAAAACAACCTAGAAAGTATCGAAGAGGTAAAACAACCTCATGACGGTGCTGAGAAAGGAGATTCAAAACCAGTCAAACAAGGTTCATCTGATGCCGCAGAAATTGGAAGTGGTAAAGTTGAAGTCGTCAAACCCGAAGAAAATCCTGTTGACAAATCAGTTGCATCAGTAAAGAAAGCTGAAACAGCACCGTCTAACGAAGGTGATGCTCAGAAGAAAAATGCTGGTAAAGCTGAAAAAGCAGATTCAATTAAGGAAGATGAAAAAGAGTCTAAAAAAGACGAATTAAAAGCTTCTAAAATGGAATCTATCAAAGCTATCGTCAACAATATGAAGGAAATGACTAAGGAAGACATCCAATCAGTATTGGGAACAATATCTGAAGAAGAAGTTGACGAAAGTTTGACAAAAGCAGAAGTTGCTAGAAAAGTAGTAGAGTCTTTGAAGTCTATGACTGAAGAAGAAGTTGCAGAAACTTATGGTAAACTGAACGCAAACAAGAAGAAAGAAGACGAAGAAGGTGAACAAGAAGAAGAGAAATCTGTTTCTGAAGAAATTTCATCTGAATTAGAATCTTCTCTTGTTGAAATTGAAATAGATGACGACCTATCAGCAATTTCAGAAGCATTAGACCTTTCTGAAGAAAATGCAGAAAAGGCAAAAACAATCTTCAAAGCAGCAGTTTCAAGTAAGGTACAAGAAGTATCTGAAGAATTGAAATCGCAGTATGAAGCAGAATTAAAAACCACAGTTGAGACTGTCAAAGGTGACCTATCGGAAGCAGTTGATAAGTACTTAACGTATTGTGCAGAAGAGTGGACGAAAGAAAACGAACTTGCTATAGAACGTGGTTTAAGGTCAGAAATGACAGAAAACTTTATCGAAGGTTTGAAAACATTGTTCGTAGAACATTATGTTGACGTTCCTGAAGATAAGTATGATGTTATCGATGAACTTGCAAATCGTCTTGACGAGATGGAACAAAAACTTGACAGTGAAGTAAATAGAAATATGGACATCACTGAAGAGTTAGACACCCTCAAAAGAGATAACGTAGTTTCAGAAGCATCGAAAGATTTGACTGAAACACAAAAAGAGAAACTATCTTCACTTGCTGAAGGAGTAGACTTTAAAGATGCAGAAGACTTCGCTGAGAAGATTTCTGAAATCAAAGAAGCTTACTTTCCTGCAGAAGGTGAAAGTGTAGTTGAAGAAACTTTAGTTGTTGAAGGTTCTGAAGAATTTAAAGTAGAGCAATCTACAGAAGTTCAGACTGACCCTACAATGGCAAAGTATACACAAGCAATCAGTAAGTTAAAACCATTAGGTTAAGACTTACTTAATAAAGGAAAAAAAATGTTTTTATCAGAAAACTTACAAGAAAAGTGGCAACCGATTCTAGAACACTCCGATTTACCTAAAATCGAAGACAACTACAAACGTGCTGTTACTGCTGTTATCCTTGAAAACCAAGAGAATGCTCTAAACGAAGACAGAGCTCAATTGGCGGAAGCAGCACCTTTAAATGCTACTGGTAGTTCAATTTCAAACTGGGACCCGATTTTAATATCCCTAGTTAGAAGAGCTATGCCAAATCTCGTTGCATACGACATTTGTGGCGTTCAACCTATGACTGGCCCGACAGGACTTATCTTTGCAATGAAAGCAAGGTATAACGACTATCCATCAGTATCTGTGGTAAATAAAACTGAAGCAATGGGAATCAACGAAGTTGAATCACGTTATTCTTCAGAAAACCAAACAGTGACTGACGGTTTACAAGCTACGGCTAACTCAGACCCTTTTAACTCTGACTATGCAACACATACTGGTTCAGGTATGTCAACTGCATCTGCAGAAGCATTAGGTGATGTTGAAGCATCAAACGGTTTTGCTCAGATGGCATTCTCAATAGAGAAAGCAACTGTGACTGCAAAATCAAGAGCATTAAAAGCAGAATACACATTAGAACTTGCACAAGACCTCAAAGCAATCCACGGTCTTGACGCTGAGTCAGAACTTGCGAATATTCTTTCATCAGAAATTCTTGCAGAGATTAACAGAGAAGTTGTTAGAACAGTAAATGTACAAGCAAAAACAGGTGCATCAGCAACTGCTTCTGCTGGAACATTCAACTTAGACGTTGATGCAAACGGAAGATGGTCTGTTGAGAAATTCAAAGGTTTATTATTCCAAATCGAAAGAGAATCAAACACAATTGCTAAAGAAACAAGAAGAGGTAAAGGAAACTTTATTCTATGTTCTTCAGACGTAGCAAGTGCATTGTCAATGGCGGGTGTATTAGATTACGCTCCTGCTCTTTCAACTAACCTAAACGTTGATGACACTGGTAATACTTTTGCTGGTTTATTAAACGGAAGAGTTAAAGTATATGTTGACCCTTATGCAGGTGTTGACTACTTAACAGTAGGTTATAGAGGTACTAACCCTTATGATGCTGGTCTTTTCTATTGCCCATACGTTCCATTACAAATGGTTCGTGCAGTAGGTGAGAACACATTCCAACCAAAAATCGGTTTCAAAACTAGATATGGTATGGTTTCAAATCCATTTGTCGGTGCTACACCAGCAGACGGACTTGCATCAGCAGGTACTAACCAGTACTACAGAAAATTTGCAGTGTCAAACATTCTGTAAGACGAAAGTCTCATTACCTTCGGGTAATACTAAAAAGGTCTCTTACGAGACCTTTTTTTTTGTTTAGTGACTTCAATCGTTCAATGTCTAGGGAATACCCTATTCTTTACACCGTGTCCTTCTAGTGAGGCCTTACCCCAATTTTATCTAGGTCAATAGGTAGTGACCATAAAGAAATTCGTTTACCACACAATCCCAATTCGTCAAAAATTTCAAGTGTTTCTCTGTTCGGATTCTATCCACACCTCACGATTATATGCCACGTCTTAATTGACTTTAACAGTGTGGAACACCTTTTCTATACGGAACAACCTCTCACAACCATCTTACTTCCGTCTCGATTTCCTACTTTACTAGTATACCAAAAAGTAGAGGGGATTGTCAACCTAAATACAAGGTACAATGATGTACATTACACATACACACAGGAGAAAAATATGAGTAATTCAAATAAATCGGGGTTCGAAATTAGAGCCGACCTATTATCACAAGCAGAAGGACTATTGACTTCTAATTATCAGAGGGAAGTTGATGCTATCTACGCACATAACGATTCATTCCCAAATGATAAGAAACCTTTACCATTAAGAGAAATCACTGGTGAAGAAGTCATTAGAGTTGCAAGACAATTGAATGAGTTCGTCATCGAAAAATAATATTTGTCTATCGTGCAATTTGTGTTGTTCACAACCGAATGAGACAATCCACCTCTTTGATAAAGAATACGAACTATTCGATGTAAAGGATATTACCTTATATGAAGGTCAAGAATTTACACATAGTGTGACTTTTGATAGGGGTGGTTGCACAAACCTAACATCAAATGGCATATGCAGAGTATACGATAAACGACCATACACTTGCAGAACCTTTGAGTGTGGAGTATTGATAAAATACAAAACAGGTGAGTATGATTATGATAAATCCAAACAACTCATACAACTTGTTAAAAATGGTGACATGAAAGTTTGGAGAGAGGAATTTGAGAAAGATTCTATTTCACCAAAAACGGTGATGAAAAAAACATAAATAACTGTATAACGGAGAATTAAATGACAGATTATGAAAGAACAGTGAAAGTTTTAGAAGGCCCTTGGGCAGATAAAGCATTTCCAAACGGTGAAGAAACAACTAAAGGAATTATCAGTAGACGAATCACTACACTATACGAACAAGACGGATACCTATGTGAAGAGGTCGTCACTAGAGAGTATAGAGAAAATGATTATCAAGATACTTCAACAAACAAGAGAGTAATGAAACTTGGCAACTAATATCAATACATCTATTCTTAATAAGAATAATTTCAGACTTATTATAGACAAGATTCCTACAGTGGAATACTATGTTAGGTCGGTTAATATCCCTGGCTTACAGTTTACAGAAGTGGAAACTGGTGCAGGTGTTGGAGTAGATGCATTTTTTCCAGGCGACAAAGTTTCTTTTGATAACTTAGAAGTACAGTTCCTTGTTGATGAAGATTTAGAAAACTTTAAAGAGGTGTACGATTGGATGAATGCAATCATTCCAATTAAAGACCCTTCAGACTTTAAAAACTATGTTGCATCAACCACTACTGCAACTGGAGAGTTGTCAGCAATCAACAATGACCTAAATCAGTATTCAATGATTACACTTGTAATGAACACTAATAAGAACATTCCAAATAGATTCTTAAGATTCTATGACTGTTTCCCTACAGGAATTAGTGGAATGGAATTGGAGTCGGGTTCTGAAACTGAACCAGTAGTGTGTACAGCAACATTTAGATTTACTTATTACGATATAGAAACCACTTCATAAAACCCACTTTTTGTGGTATAATATACAGTATGAACTTAGATGAATTAAAAACCATGTGGAAAGAGGATTGTGAGATAGATGATATCGAACTAGATAATGCATCCCTCGAAGTCCCTAAACTACATGCAAAATATCAAGACTTACTAACCAGTAAACTTTTACTAGCAAAACAATACGAATTTAAATATAACGAACTACTTAAAGATAAGTGGTTGTGGTATAACGGTAAAATGGACATGGATAGAATTAATGAATTGGGATGGGAACATGACCCACTTGATGGTGTCAATGTCATGAAAGCAGACATGCATTACTTTTACAATTCAGATAAAGACCTTATGGAAATGAAGGCAAAACAAGATTACTTAAAAATAACAATAGACTTTCTCAAAGAGTGTATGCAAAACATTACTTGGAGACACCAAACAATTCGTAATACGATTGATTGGAGAAAGTTCATGGCAGGAAGTTAGATGATACTACACAATTATATTTGGAATGCACCGTCCTTTTTTAATGATAGGGAAGTAGAACTTTTCCATAAAGTTGCAGATAGAGTCGATTTTATGGATGCAGAGATTGGAATGGGACAAACAGACCCCGATTCAGATGGTGGACTAAAAGGAGATTTCAATGAGGACATTAGAAGTTCAAGGGTAAAATGGTTTGGTGGACATGAAATTCCACAAGAACTTATAGATAAAATGTATGAGGCATTATATCTTGCATGTAGTGAAAGTGGATGGTCTGATTCAATTACGGAGAATGAACCACCTCAGTATACAGTTTACGATGCACAACCTAATAAGAAGAAAGGGGATTTCTATACATGGCATACTGATGCAGGGCCTGAACCATTACCAAATGGAGTTATAAGAAAATTAAGTATGACCATACAGTTATCAGACCCCGATGATTATGAGGGTGGTCATTTTCAATGGTTAGAACCACATAGACAATTAGATAAAATAACACAAGAGAATGCTACTATTGATTTGAATCAATCTATAAGAACCGTTCCATTTTCTGCAAAGGCAAAAGGAAGTGTAGTAATATTCCCTTCGTTTGTTTATCATCAAGTGACACCAGTTTTGAGAGGTACAAGAAAATCACTAGTTGTGTGGTTTAACGGTCAACCCTATGTCTAATACAGTTCGTGTCTCTAAGATAGACGAAGTTTTTTTAAAGGTGGAATGCCCCGATGATGGTCTTGCAAAAGACCTATTTGACTTCTTTTCCTTTACAGTTCCAAATGCAAAATTCATGCCTTCTTACCGAAACAAATGGTGGGATGGTAAGGTTCGTTTGTTCTCAATCAAAACAAGAAAGATATACATAGGATTACTTCCTTACATAGATGAGTTCTGCAAAGAACGAGGATATGATTTTGAAGGTGTTGAAGATGTCATTGGTGTTAAACAGAGAGAGAAATGTAGTGAGTCGTGGTTAGCAGATTTAGACCTACCTTTTCCTCCAAGAGACTATCAGTTAGATGCATTTAATACTGCAGTTCAATATGGGAGACAACTATTACTATCTCCAACTGCAAGTGGTAAGTCATTAATTATATATCTACTTGCACGATACTATGATGTTAAAACAGTTATTATAGTTCCTACCACTTCACTAGTGGAACAGATGACAAAAGATTTTGAAGAGTATGGATACAAGGAGAAGGTCTGTAAGATATATCACGGACAAGAAGTGTTTGATGCACCAATAACAATCACCACATGGCAATCATTCGCAAAAGCACCAAAGGAGGTGTTAAGTTCTTTTGATATGGTTGTCGGTGACGAAGCACATTTATTCAAAGCAGATGTTCTTAAAGGTATCTTGGAAAAGATGAAAAAGACTGCAATACGATTTGGAACTACTGGAACACTTGATGGTTCAGAGGTTCATAGATTACAACTCGAAGGTTTGTTCGGCCCAGTTAAAAAAGTTATATCAACTAANGATTTNATGGAAGATGGNACTATTGCAAATCTTTCAATTGATTGTATCATACTTCGTCATACTAAACAGAAGAAAGGAAACTACCAAGAAGAGATGGACTACTTGGTCAGCAATGATAG